GCCGTGGCGGGTGGGGGGGGGGGGGGGGGCGGCGGCGAAGGTGGCCGGGGATTTTGAGGCCCAGATGGCGACGTTGAGCGTAGCAGCACGTGGGTCAAGCGTGTCGCTGGAAACGTTGCGCGAGGCCGCGTTAAAGACAGGCGCGGACACATCGTTGGTGGGAATATCAGCGAGTGAGAGCGCCGAAGCTATTGAGAACCTTTTTAAAGCGGGCCAGGATGCAACGGATATCTTTGGCGACTTGAATGGTTATTTAGATGGCACGGCTGAATTGAGCGGTTCGTTGCGGGCGGCGATTGATTTGCAAGCGGCGAGTGAGCTGGACCTGGCACAGACGAGCGAGCTGGTGGCGATCACGATGGCGACGTTTGGGTTGGAGGCGGACGACGCGGGGCGGATCGTGGATAGTTTTGTGCAGAGCGCGGACGCGAGTGTGACGAGCGTGAGCGAGCTGGGGGACGCGATGGTGAACGTGGGGCCGCTGGCGAATTCGCTGGGCTGGTCGTTGGAGGACACGAACACGGCGCTGGCGATCTTGAGCGAGCGGGGGATCAGGGGGGCCGAGGCGGGGACAAACCTCAAGAGCATGATGCTCAACCTCATGAAACAAACGGACCCGGTGACGGACGCGCTGCGCGAGCTGGGCGTGGCGTTGTTTGACGCCGAGGGGAACATGAAGAGCTTGCCGGTGATCCTGGGGGAGCTGGAAGGGGCGATGGCGGGGGCGACGCAGGAGCAACGCTCGTATTACATCCAGACGCTGGCGGGGTCATACGGCCAGGCGGCGATGAACACGTTGTTGGGCGAGGGCAGCGCGGGCTGGGCGGAGATGGAGGCGGGGATTGCGAGCGCGGCGACGGCGGCGGACGTGGCCGGGGCGCGGACGGACACGTTCCAGGGCGCGATGGAGGCGTTGCAGGGGACGATTGAGACGTTGTTGATCCAGGCGGGGACGCCGCTGATCAACGATTTTTTGCGGCCAGCGGTGGAGTGGCTGTCGGAAGTTGTTGGTTGGTTTACGGCGCTGAGTCCAGAGGTGCAGCAGGCGGCGATTAAATTCGGGCTGCTGGCGGCGGGGATGGGGCCGGCGATAAGGATTGGGAGCAGTTTGATTGGGACGTTTAGCGGGCTGGCGGGGGGGGCGTTGAAGATGGGGAGCGCGTTGACGGCGGCCCCGGGCCTGATACGGGATGTGGGGGCGGGGTTCCAGTTGTTGCGGGGTGGGGAGAGCGTGTTTGCGGTGGCCAGCAGTGGCGCGGCGGGGTTGACGGCGACGATGATCCCGCTGGCGGCGGCGGTGGGGGCGGTGTATTTGACATACAAGGCGTGGTCGGAAGTGCAAGGGAAGGTGGCCGAAGGAACGGCGCAGGTGCAGGACGCCTGGGGAAATTTCTTTGATGAGCAGGTGGAGAGCGGGGCGAGCGCGTCGGAGGTGCTGGAGGCGTACAGGGAAAAGCAGGCGCTGGTACGCGAGGAGCTGGATAAGGGCGGGGTGGCGGCGGATTTGTTGATCCGCAACCAGGGGGATTTGATCAACTCGGACAGGGACCTGGCGTTGGCGGTGGCGCGGACGGCAGAGAATTACGAGGAATTTCAGGAGATAATGGCGCAGGCGGGGGTGGAGAGCGAGATTTCGGCAGAGACATTTGAACATTTGCAGGCGGGGACGAGCGCGCTGGGGCAGTCTATGAAGGGCTTGACGGAGCGGGTGTTGGCGGCGGGGGAGAGTTATCAAGAAATGGGAGACGACGCGGCAGCGAGCGACGAGAGGATGCTGGCATTTGCGTCTAGTGGTAGAGAGGCGGCGGCAGCGGCTCGAGACGTGGGGACGGAGGTCGAGGTCGTGGTGGGGGCGATGATGGAGGTGAGCGACATCTTGGGCGTGACGGAGAGCGCGTTCGCGGCGGTGGGGCTGGAAGGAGACGCGCTGGACACGACGATGGCGGGGCTAGAGGTGAGCCTGGGGGCGGTGAGCGCGGCGGACGCGAAATTGCAGAGCGACGTGAACCTGGTGGCGGCGGCGTTCGCGGAGGGGACGTTGAGCGCGGCGGCGTTCAACGATTACATGGGCCAGGCGGCGGATGGGACGTTGAATTTGAGCAACGCGCAGATCGCGGGGATTTCAACAGCGATGGAACACGCGCAGGCGCAGAGAGAGGCGGCGGCGGCGGCGGACGAATACCGGCTGGCATTGCTCTCACAGAGCGAGGCGCTGCTGGACGCGACGGCGCAGCAGGCGGCGCAGATCGCGCTGCAGGGGTTGCAAAGTAAATTCGAGGATGGGTTGTTGTCGCTGGACCAGTACGAAACAGCCGTGATCTCGGTGCAGGATACATACGGGCTGGCAACGCCACAGAGCAGGGCGTTGGCCGAGGCGATCACGGTGCTGAATGATGGTTTGGCGTCGGGGGCATACGCGCCGGAAGAGTACGCGGCGGCGGTGGAAGCGGCGCGGGCGGCGGCGGAAGGCGGGGAGGATAGTGTTGCGGGGTTGATGACGGCGGTGGAGGAGGCGGTGGGGCCACTGGGCGAGGGCCGGGACGCGGTAGATGAGATCGGGGGTAGCGCGGATGCGGCGGCAGGGAATTTTGACCGGTTGAGCGAGTCGGTGGGACGGGCGCGGGATGACCTGAACAATTTGACTGCCGATGAATGGGTTGTACGTGTGGGAACGTCGGGGACGTTACCGCCAGGGGTGGAACCAGTACACATGGCGGTGGGGGCGTGGAACGTGGACCAGGACACGCTGGCGATTGTCCACCAGGGCGAGATGGTGGTACCGGCGGCCGAGGCGGAGATATTGCGCGGTTTGATCTCGGCGACGCCTCCACCAGTGTTCCCGGCGGCGACGGGAGCAGGGCAGATAATAAACGATTATAGGTCCTATCCGCCAGTGAACGTTTATGTTGATCGGGTGGGGGACGACGTGGACGTGGAAGTGCTGGCGTATCGGGTGGCGCAGAGGATCCAGGAGCGGATGAGATGATGGGATATTGGGGCTTGGGGCCTGGGGCCAGGAGCGGGTTATGATATTGCGACTGACGGACGGGACGACGACGGTGAATCTGACGGGTGGGGCAATCTCGCTGGCTGAACCGTATATGCCGGCCGCGCCGGACGTGAGCACGGTGGAGTTTGTGGCGGAGAGCCAGGAGGACGGGGGGGAGTTGTTCGAGATCACCCGGCGGAACGTTACAGAGAGCGCGCTGGTGACGGTGACGGGGGCGACGGTGAGCACGGTGCAGGGGCTGGTGAATGGCATCGAGGAGCTGTTCAAGCAGGCCGAGGAACATCAACGGCGGGGAGTGGGGAGCAGGGTGTGGGTGGAATACCGGCCAGGATCGTCGGGGGATACGTATCGGTCTGAGATTTTATATGGGAAGGTGGAGCCGGTTGGAGAGACGGGACGGGCGGCGAATTGGGCGGACGTGGCGATACAGGCGCGGGTGATCTGGCGGCGGCGGTTTTATTGGGAGGGGAGCCTGACGGAGCTGGCGCTGACGAACGGGGGGGGGAGCGGCACGGGGGGACGGACGATTTATAACCATGATGATGGTGGAACGGGGCACGATAATTACGTGGCGATTGACGGGGACGATGTAGAGGGGGTGTTGCCCGCGCCGATCCGGCTGGAGTTGTCGAACACGTACAACGTGTCGGAGAGGGATTATTGGCTCTACGTTAATTTGAATGCGTTTTCGTACCCGGGGTCATTGGACCACATTTTGGAGGCCGAGGACGCGGCGTACACGCTGGGCAGCACGGTGGCGAGCGGGGTGAGCAGTAACGGGGAATACGAAACGCTGAGCTGGGGGACGGATAACGAGACGCTCCTGGTGCGCTGGGCGCTCTCGACGTCGCTGTTGAGCGCGTGCGCGGGGAACTATTTTAGATTACTGGCGCGGTTTACGGGGAATCCCACGGCGGGGATAAAAATCACGCCTAAAATTACGTTCCCAACGGGAACGCCGATCACGGTGGTGGGGGAGAGCCAGGAGGCGACGTTGAACACGCGGGAACTCCAAGACCTGGGGGCGTTGCAGATTCCGCCGTGGTTGGTGGGGGAGACGAGCCTGATGGGGCTGGATTTGTGCCTGTATGGGCGCAACGAGGGGGGCGGCTCACTGAACCTGGATTTTGTGCAGTTGACGGCGCTGGATGGGTGGCGGCGGCTGGTTCCCAGGGGGTACGGAGCGCCTTATGGGTATCGTGTGGTAGACGACGGCCTTGAGGGGAATTTGAGGATTGACACGGGGGGGAGCAGCGCGCGGGCGGGGTATTATATTGGGTATGGGCGACAGATTCACGTGTGGCCGGGGCGGGATCAGAGGATTCATGTGCTGGCAGCAAACGACGGGGGGGACTCGGAGATTGCGCGGACACACTCGGTGCGGGCGTATTATAGGCCGAGGAAGTTGACGGTGTAGTGGGGAAGTAGGGAGTAGGGAGTAGGTCAAGTGAGGATTGGGGTTGAGTTTGAGAAGCGGGATTTTTCGGCTCCGTTGACGTTTCCGAATTTGCGGTTTGAGGTGAACCGATACTCGCACGCGGCGATGGGGGGGCCGGAGGCGGCGAGTTTGACGGCTTATGGAAATGAGATGGCATTGTGGGAGTTGTTGGAGTGGCTGCGAGCGCCGGTGTATTTGATTGACGAGACGGGAGAGCGGGTGTGGTGGGGAATGGTGAGCGAGGTGTCGGTGAGGGTGGGGGCGATTGCGATTGGGTTGTCGCTGGACCGGATGAGCAACAGGGTGGCGGTGGCGTATTCATACGTGGCCCCGGGGTCGTCGTCGGTAGGGACGAGGGCGACGACGGACTGGGCACAGGACGACGATAGCGTGAGTGCGTACGGGACGCTGGAGTTGTTGTCGAGCGTGAGCGGGGCGACGACGGAGCTGGCCGAGACGGCGCGGGATAGGATATTGGCGGCGCAAAAGTATCCTGTCCCCACGCTGCGAGCGACGCCGGGGAGGGGGAGCTTGAGCGCGACGTTGAGTTGCCGGGGGTGGTGGGACACGTTGGATTGGAAGTATTACGCGCAACTGGCGGGGCTGGAGAGCCACGAGGACGGGAGCGCGAGCCAGGCGGTGGGTGAGACGACGGATAACGAGGAAGCGGCACAGAGCGTGTCGCTGGCGGTGGACACGAGCTGGGAAGCCTCGCGGATTTGGGTGAAGGTGGGGAAAGAGGGCAGCCCAATAGACACGTTTTACGTGCAGCTTTATAGCGACGTGGCGGGAGCGCCGGGGGCGCTGCTGGCGACGGGGAGCGCAGCGGGGAGCGCGATTGAGAGCAGCGCAACGTGGACGGAGTTTGAGTTGGACGTGGCGGTGACGGTGGAGTATGGGACGACGTATTGGATCAAACTCTCCCGGAGCGGGGCGGTGGATGCGAGTAATTATTACACGGTGACGGTGGACGAGGACCTGGGGTATAGCGGGGGAGTGTTCAGGACGTGGAACGGGGCGAGCTGGACGATTAGGAACGTGGTGACGGACGAGGACGTGACGAGCGATGAAGAGGCGTGGGTGAACCTGGATGGGGAGAGCATTACGGCGGGGTCGGTGGTGGTGGAGCCGGACGGGGGTGGGACGCCGTTCGTGGAGAACACGGATTATACGATTGATTATGACGGGGGGCGGCTATACACGCTGGCGGCAGGTTCGATTGGGGATGGAACGGCGCTAGACGTGAGTTACACATACGGCGACGCGGACCTGGCGTTCAAACTGGCCGGGGTGTGGGAGACGACGCGGCAGATTGAGGAGGCGATTGACGCCGAGGCGGAGTTTATCACGGGGGTGGACCTGGTGGACGAGAGCGGGGTATGGTCGTCGCAGTACCGGAGCGGGGACGCGACGCTGGCGCAGGTGGTGAAGGAGTTGTTGGAGGCGGGGACGAGCAATGGTCTGCGATTGCTGGCGACGGTGACGCGGGAGCGAGAATTGAAAATCTACGAGGAACCGGAGGCGGATGACGTGGACGACGCGACGCTGTTCCTCAAGACTAACGGGCAGGTGGAGAGCCGGTTTGGGCGGCGCGTGAGCCACGAGTGCCCGGCGGGGGAGTGGTGCGCGTTGAAGGATGTTCTTCCGCCGACGCTGGACGCGGGGTTGATGGCGGACCCGTCGTTGTTTTTTGTGGAGCGGGCAGAGTACGCGCCGGGGGAGGGGACGCTGGTGTTGGAGCCGCGAGGGGCGCGGAGTGTGTGGGAGATCGCGGGGATTGAGAAGGGGTAGGGGATATTGGGGATTGGGTATTAGGGTACGTAAGCTGTTGTTATGTGCGCAGACCCTAAAGGTCTAACAGACCTTTAGGGTCTAGGAGTGAGAGATGAGGATATCGGAATTGCAGGAGATGTTAAAGCCATACGTGGTGGGGTGGATTAGCGAGGCGGGGGGCGGGGAGGGGCCGTTTGCGCCGAGTCCACACGATTTGGGGGGGGCGCATCACACGGGGAGCCTGGCGACGGCGCAGTACCCTGACGCGATTTTGAGGGACGGGAGCCGGAGCCTGACGGGGAATTTGAGCGTGGGGAGCGGGGTGACGATAGATGGGGTGGATATTAGCGCGTTGGAGAGTGATTTTGAGGCGCACGAGCTGGCGACGGCGATGGCGGGGCATAGCGGGATTGGAGAGCACGATCACGAGGACGCGGCGGGGGGCGGGCAGCTCGACCACGGGCTGGCGCTGACGGGGCTGGGGGATGACGACCACACGCAATATTTGAACACGGCGCGGCACCTGGCGATTGGGGACGCCTCGCCGCACCACGCGGCGGCGACGGCGGGGGATGGGATCGCGGTGACGGGGCAGCAGGTGGCGGTGGACCTGGCGACTAATTCGCTATTGGAGTTTAGCAGCGGCGGGGATTTGAGAGTGTCGGCGGCGGCGGCGGGGGATGGATTGACAGGAGGCGGGGGAGTTGCGTTGGCGGTGGACCTGCACGGGACGTGGAGCGGGTTGGAGATCAGCAGCGCGCAGTTGCGGGTGGACCAAGACGCGGTGTTCACGTGGACGCACTTGCATACGTTCAACGCGGGGATTGACGTGGATGGAACGTTGGAATTCCAGGGTGCGGAGCAGATCACGACGACGTCGGGCAATTTGACGATTTTGCCGGTGGGGGATTTGGTATTGTCGCCGGCGGGGGAGGATGTGCGGCCCGGGACCACAGTGGGAGTGGACCTGGGAGAGTACAATTATAAATGGCGGACGTTGTACGCGGCGGAATTGTACGTGGAGACCCTTGTTGCCCAGGATGTGATGGCCACGATTGGGGGACGGATATTGGTTGCACCCACAACGAAATTGACGGCGGCAATGACAAATGTGCAAAATTTTATTTATGTGGAACACAATAATTTGGCGGTGGATGATTATGTGATGTTGGAGTCTGCCCCGGGGGGGGTGGCACAATTTGAGATTATGCAGATTCTAACGGATCCCTCGCCAGCCGGACCGCCATTTTTGTATACAGTGAGTCGAGATGAGGATGGGACTGGAGCAAATACGTGGCAGAGTGGGGACGCGGTGGCGAACCTGGGGTATGCGGTGGGAGAGGGGTATTTGGAGTTGACGAGCACCTCGACGGTACACACGGACCTGGGGCCGAACATGACGATTTATGCGAGAACGGGGACGGCGAACTGGGACGACGTGGCGGCGACGGTGGCGGTGGGGAACCTGGAGAGTTTTTTGGATTATTCAGCGGCTGAGTTTGGGGTGGCGGCAGGGGATGATTTGAGTTTGAATCCGGCGGCGGGCGGGGTTTCGGGATTTTCGATTGATCGAACGAATGGGTTGAGGTTGTGGAACACGGGGGTGAAATTGTACGATGGGTCCGATTTGCGGATAGAGATGGACCCGACGGCGACGGGGACGGATGCGATGTTTTGGGCGGGGCCGTCATCGAGTGATAAGCGGTTTGTGGTGACTGGGGATGGGGACGTGTGGCTCTCGACGCTGGCGATTAGCGAGGGGATGGGGGAGTGGTTGTTTAGCCAGGCGGATGGGCTGTTGTTGCTGGGGCAGCCGCTGAAGGTGCTGAAAGAGGGTGGTGTCAATTACTGGGGAGGGACGAGGGGAGAGCGGGCGACGGTGAGTGGGGCGCTGCACACGGAGCAGGGGAGGTGGACGGGGAGCCGGGGAGTGGTGGTGGAGGAGGCTACGACTAATTTATGCACAAATCCCAGTTTTGAGATAGGGACGACTGGATGGGGTACAGGAGGATCAAATACAATTGCATCCTCGACGGTGTGGTCTATGCGAGGTAATCGCTCACTGAAATGCACATATCAGGATAATACTGTATTGGCGAGTGATTCGATTACAGTTCCTGCGGCAGGAGATTATACTCTGACTGCCTGGGTGTACGTGCCGCAGGATTGGGATGGTGGAATTATATATTTATCGGATTCCGGTTTTACCGGTGCAACTAGAGAATATAGAGCGATTAGTGCGGATGTGATGGGGCAGTGGGTGAGGATAGAAACTGGCGTAACTGTAGATGCGGGCGACTTGAGTGGATCGTTTAGGGTGAATACAAATTCAGCGCCTTCAGCAGGTAAATTTATCTATGTGGACGCTGTGATGTGGGAGCAGTTGGATCATGCGACTAGCTATTGTGATGGAGACCAGGGGGATGGGTATGCCTGGAGCGGGACGGTGCATGCGAGCACGAGCGCGCGGACGGCGACCGGTGTGAATCTGGATGCGCTTGTGGGGCTGATTAGCGGAAACGATGCAATGAGTATTGTGGCGTGGGTACAGATGCCTTACGATTATGATGCCACATGGCCACATAGTACGAGTGTTTATGTAATGGATGCGTATGATGTGGCTGGACGCATCATTATGGAGTATCGAGCTGCAAACAATGTTTTCAGGGTGTTTAATGGGACAACATGGGTTGCCGCAAGCGAAATTCAATTTTCGGCGGGGGATTGGTTGTGTTTGGCATATACATTGGATTATGGCAATGATGAGTACTATTTGTATTGTAATGGTGAATTGGTAGCATCTGATATTACTGCGGCATTGGCTGGAACGTTGTCGCAGTGGCGGCTAGGGAGCCGTTATTCGGGTAGCCAGATTGGCAATTTTACGTTTGCAGAGTTTGCGACATTTGATCGGGTGCTCACGGCGGACGAGGTGGCGGGGATGTACGCGGGGCAGAGGCCGCTGGTGGACGGGGGGGCGATTGAGCGGCCTGGGATTTACATTCTGGATGGGGAATTCAGGTTGCAGTCGTCACAGACGGGCCAGCGGGTGGAGATGCTGCCAGAGGGGATTGGGATTTACGACGAGACGGGGTACACGGGGGTGGCGAGGCTGCTGGGGGGGCGGGTGGACACGACGGGGAAGACGCTGGACGCGGAAGGGGACGCGCTGGGATGGTTTGGGTATGACGGGGATGATGCTCTCCAGGTGGCGTGGTACGCGGCGGGGGACGACGCGGGGAAGATCGTGGCGGGAAGCGGGGCGCTTTGGCTGGATGAGGATGGAATTTCGATTGAGATAGGGTCCAGCAAAGCGAACGGCCGCGCCTATAAGTTTTTGGATAGCAGCGGCAACGTCGTGTCGGGGATATTTGGCTACCTAGGGGTGCATAACGTTGTAGACATAGATGTTGAGCCAGTAGCATCTAAACAATCTGATCTGAATTTGACAGCCTCGGGAGGGTCTGGGGGATATTATGGCAGGATAGTTTTGAAGGCCGAGAGCGATGGAGATGCTGATACGGCTGAATTGGAAATTTACAGCGATGGTATATCCAGGTATGTGGATTCAAATGTGTCGATCATTTGTGATGATGATTTTCGGAGCGGGGGCGGTCTGGTCGTGGGCAACGCGAGTGTGAATCCGAATGCTGAGCAAATTCATTTTGGCTCGGCGACGTATAGGCTGAGGCGAAATGGGACGCACATCGAGTGGTACAATGGCGCTAGTTGGGTGCAGTTGGATTAGCTAGGAGGAGAGATGAAGGCGACGGATGTTTGCACGGAGTTGAAGGCGCTGCTGGGGGTGCGGCGGAACGAGGAGATCGCGCCGGCGGTGAGGGGTCTGTTGGATAAGCGAAAGCCGCGACAACCAACGGGGGTGTTGTTGGTGTTGGACGAGGGGACGTATTATCCAACGGTAGTGGGAATGAGGCAACCAACGTTGGGCCAGGTGGAGGCGCTCCGGGAGGCGTGTTTGCATTTTTCGGAGACGCAGTTGGGGAAGATCGGGAATGTGTTGCGGGAGAGGGAGATCGAGGCGCGGGTGCGCGCGGAGTTGAGACGAGAGGCGGGGGGCGAGGGGCGGGGGGCGAGGGGCGAGGGGCGAGGGGCGAGGGGCGAGGAACACGGGTCGGCGGAGTGAGTGGATTGGGGGATTAGGTATTGGATATTGGGGATTTGGCCCTGGCGGCCGGGATGGCCGCCAGGGCTTTTTTGTTGGGGTAGGGCAGGTAATGGTTTGTTATGTGCGCTGGTATTTGATGCTCCAGCCGCAGGCTGGACACGCGGCCTGATTGGAGTATTTGTGGTCGCCAGCGGGCTGGTAGGCGGTGGCTCCACAGGTGGGACAGATGAGATCAATGATCTCATCCGTGTCGGCCAGCCACCAGGCTCCCCAGAGATGGCGTGGAATTCCGAGGATGGCCCAGGCCTTCTGGGCGTCCATTTTAAGGGCGGTACGCTGGATATCCTCAATGGGATAGAGGGTGTAGCGACCGATTTTGTATTCGGTCCATTTGTCGCGCTGAGCGATTTTACTGATTCGCTCGTTGGAAATTCCGAGGATGGCAGCGATTTCTTTGCGGGTGTAGTAGCCAGGGATTTGAGTCATTGTTCGTTCCGCTTGAAGAACGCATTGGCGTAGATGAATGAGCAACTTGCGGCCTCGGCGGCGAGGCGATCATCGTCGCTATCGCCGACCATGAGGGTTTCGGAAGGGATAACGTTGGCATCAGCGATGGCCTGCAGGAGCATTCCGGGGGACGGCTTGCGCCAATCTGACTGCCAGGATGAATAGTGTTCTCCTGGAGTATGAATAATTATGTCGGGCTGGTTTTCGGGAATGGGCGACCAATGGCCTTTTTTGCTCTGGTAGGCGAAGCTGACGTAGAGCCGGGCGTCAAGGCTACGAGCCAGTCGGATCAGCCGGTACATGGTTTCATTCTTGGTGGGGTATTTGTCTGGATTGCCAAAATTTTCTTTGTGCATCCAGTAGCCCAGGCCGACGCCGCCCTGATTGGTGGCGAGGGAGATATGAGGCAGGTCGTTGCGCTGGAAGTATTCTGCGACGCCTGGTAGCAAGTCGTCGGTCCACTTTTGGGTGAGGGTGGTGTCGATATCGAAGATGATTAGTTTGGGATTCATTGGAGTTCCTTTGCCAGGATTGAAGCTCCTGGCGGGCCTTTCAAATTATATGGAGACGCTGGTAGGCCAGCCCGTGCTCTCTTTCCATTCCCATCGGATATCTCGGATGCTTTCGCCATCAATGAGCCATCCTCGAATTGTGTCTCCGCCTTTGTTCTCGCCCTCGATCAGGCGGTCGGTGTCGCGGAGAGCGATTATCTTGCAAGTCTCTGGCTCCATTCCCTCATTGTCGAGGGTTTCAAGCTCCGCATCAATCAAATTGACCCAGTTGGCGAATGTGGCTTGATTTGTGTTGACTTTGGACATTGGATTTTTCTCCTTTTGTTTTTTAGAGCGGGCCGTCCCGCTCAACTATTTACAGTATACCACAATATTGTGATATATCAATAGTGAAATTGGGAAAAAGGGGCGCTGGGGAGAATCTCTAATCTGGTGTTCTGTTTTGTTCTAGTTTGGGATGTTTGCGTGCAAACACGAGGGGAGGAACACGGAGCGGCGGAGTGAGCGGATTAGGGGATTTGGCGCGCCGGCGGATGAAAGGGGATTTGGTGCGACGTCGGATGAAATCAGGTTTGGGCTTGCTCCAGGGCGCGGGTGTAGTATTGGAGTTTTTGGCCAAGGTTGAGGCGGGCGGTGGGGATGGTGGTATGGCAGCCGAGGGTGGCCAGACGACGGGCGAGGTAGCGGGCGTAGGAGAGGGAGACGTGAAGCTCGATTAGATCGCCGCCCGTTAAAGTGTGTTTGGCCACCAGGTCGCGGGCGAGGGTGCAGGCGTAGTCCTGGCGCGCGCGGGCTTTGGCGTGATCGCCGGACCAAAGGGGGTTTGGCCCGGCGTTACCCTCCGGGCATAAACCGTCTTGGGTGAGGATGAGCACGTGGTTGTTGTTGAGGCGGGCGCAAGCGAGGGCCTTGGTGAATAGTTGTTGACCAGGTGATGAATTTGGCCTTGGGGCCTGGACGATGGCGAAGCGCCGTTGCGGCCGTGGCCAATAGGGATTTTGGTTTTGGAAAACGAGGGCGGTCTCGTCCTCGATGCGGGGATAGGATGGGTCGCGGGTGACGTGGATGTTGCGGAATTGGCTGGGGATGACGGCGCGTTGGTGAGTGGCTAGCAGGGTGAGGCCCTGAGCCTGGCAGAGGGCGCGGGTGTCGGCGGTGATGGGGACGCGGCGCTTGCGCCGGACACGGTCGCCAACGATTAAAACGAGAATACCGCCCGGGGTGAGAACGCGCTTACACTCACGGTAGGCGGCACGCATGACGCGCAGGTAGTGCTCGTAGACGTGGATGTTGCCGACCTGGGCCTTGGCGTCGCCGTAGCTGAGGCCGTGGCAAGGGTGGACGTGCTGGCCGTCCAGGGCGTGGCCACTTTTGCGGTTCCAGTTGGAGAACGTGTCGAAATAGGGGGGCGAGGTGAGGATGGCGGGGAAGGTGGCATTGGGCAACGGGAGGTGCAGCGCGTTCCATTGGCAGGTGAGGACGGGAGAGACGAAAAGCTGGCTTGAGCGGATATGGAGCGCGTTTTGGTTTTGAAGCGCGGCCCAGTGCGGCTCGACGTCGCCGGAGAGGACGGGTCGGGATTTGAGGGCGGCAAGCAGGATGGAGCCAGCGCCGCCAAAGGGGTCCAGGACGGGCTGGCCCTGGGCCGTGTAATGGTCGAGGAGCCAGGCGAGCCAGTAGAGGTTGACGCGGGCCTTGTGCTGGAAGGTGGTCGGGGTGAACAGGCGCTGGCGCAGGTGGTGGTCACGGCCGAAGGAATGTGGATTGGCGGAATAGGCGGATAGAGTAGTGAGCATTAGTGTTTGTCTCTGATCTGGAGCAGGCGCAGGGCGAGGCCGCGATGGTTATCAGGCAGATCGCTATTAGTGTTAGCATGATTTTGTTCCTCGTGGGGGTGCAGGGGTGCAAAAGGGGCGCTGCACCCCGCTGCACCCTATGTGTCTGCACCCCTGCACCCCTAGTTGCGGCCCAGGAGTTGGTTAATGGCTTTGGCGCGCGAGCCGGATTTGCCGGTTGGTCCCCAGAGGTCTTTCATGATGGCGGTGGTTGACGCGCCCTGGCGGCCGAGTTCGCGGACGCGCTGTTCTTCGTTGGGGGAGAGGCTGGCCGTGGGGCCGTCGTCGGTTGGGGGCGGCTCGACAGATGGCGCGGGCTGGCGCGGGCCGGATTGGCCGGCGAGGAGGGCGTCTATTTCGGCGCGGGTGATGACGGGGGCCTGGAGTTCGACGTCGTTGTTGTAGCCTCGAAGGCGGCAGATAGCGCGGCCAGCATCGAGGCCCTGGGCGCGGGTGTGACCCAGGAGGACACGGGCTTGATGCGGATCGGCGGCGTGGAATTGGACGCGGGTGACGAGCTGGTTGCGGATCTCGCTGGCGGTGGAAGAGACCTTGAAATCCTGGCCGGCCAGGACGAGCCAGAGGCCGAAGGAACGACCGAGCAGCACCAGGTCCACGGCCTGGCTGGCGATTTGTTTGTCCCCCCGGAGCAGGATGGTGCCCTCGTCGAGCAGGGCCACGAGGGGGCGGAATTGGCCCGCGCCGTTGGCCCTGGCGTTATAGTCGGCGAGGCTCTTGGCCCCGCCGATGGATTCAAAGGCGGCTTTGCGGGCCTGGAGCTCTTCGTAGCAGGCGGCGAGGATGGCGCTGCCGTCGTCGCGGGCCGTGACGACGGGCCAGCGCAGGGCGGCGGCGTCCCGCCAGGCGACGAGTTCGCTCTTGAGATCCACGATGGCGAGGTCGCAGGCGTTGGATTTGACGAATTGGTAGAGTAATGATTCCAGGAAGGTTGTTTTGCCAAAGCCGGTGGAACCGGCGACGGCAAAGTGGACCAGGTCGTCCATGGCCATGGAGATGGGTTGTTGTTGGCCAGTGGCAGGGTCGCATGTGACGCCGAGAAAGACGCGGTCCAGGGATGCGCCGCCCTGGGCGTCGAGGTAGCGCGCGAGGGGGACGTAATTGGGCCAGTTCATGATGACGTCGCGGGTGGATTCGTCGGCGGCGGCCAGGGTAGGCGGGGCGTTGTTGGTGGTGTGAGTGGTGTAGGAGCGGGCTTGCTCGGCCTGGACACGCTGCGCGCCGGCGGTGACGAGGAATTGGGCTTGTTCCCAGCCGGGGGCGACGAGCACGTCTCCGTCGCTGAGTTGGGTGGTTGCGCCCACGGCACGGTTGGCGTCGAAGATGGTCCAACGGCCACCGGCCTTGGAGATGACGAGGGGGAACAGGCCACCGATGGGGGCGATGGTGGCAGCCCAGCGCCAGCCACGCAGGGTGAGGGTGGTGATGAGGCCGAGGCCGGCGGCGGTGATCAGGACCAGCGCCACGAGGCGGAGCAGGATGTAGACGGCCAGGTCCACGGGTTCGCGGCGGGCGCGGTCGGCGCGGGCCTCGGCCCAGCGGGCCTGATTTTCCTCAAGGGTGGCTTGCTCGTGGGCGCGTTGCTCGGGGGTGAGGGCGGGGGGGTCGCAGCCTCGGAAGGCGACCCAGGATAGGGCGATGATGACGATGATGGCAAAGGGGGTTGGTGAGTTTAGAAATCTGGGGAGTGTTAGGTTGCGCATGGTTGGACTCCTTCCTGTTGGCCCGGCTAAAGCCTGGACTCCAGGGTGGGCAGATAACTGTTTGTTATGTGAGCTGGATGTTGGGTATTGGATATTAGGTATTCGATTTGTTGGTTGAGCCAGCGCAGTTGCTGGCCGATGCCCAGGCCCTGCATGGGGATTTCTATGGTGTAGCCCAGGGCTTGGAGCCAGCGGGCCAGGCAGGCGTGGTAGGGTTTGCCAGCCAGGATAGTGATTTGGTCCTGGAGAGTGATGTGGTGGATGAGGTCATGTAGGACATTGGCAGACCAGCGTCGCCGGTAGCTGCCGGACGCCTGGGCGAGGGTGAAATCGTAGGGCGCGATGATGGCGGCCGGGTCTACGAGATGGTGATGGGCGCTGAGGATGTACCAGCGGTCGGCGACTAGTTCGGCGTAGCGGCGGGCCTTTTTGAACCAGACGGATTGGTAGAGGTCGGCGGCGGGGGCGGGATGATCTAGTTTTTGGCCGACGCAGGCGACAAGGGCGATTTGCTCGGCGTATCGGACATTGATTGTGATTAGAGATTCGGTCATGGTAGCACCTCGGTGTTTTCTAGTAGGGGGTTGCGTTTTTCACGACGCCAGACGAGGCGGCCGTCCTGGCGGATGGCGTAGACGTAGTTGGAGACGTTGACCAGGCCGGCGCTGAAATAGCGTTGGACGTCGCGGACCTGGGCGCGGGTTAGTTCGCCGAAATATTTGATCTGGTCGGGCGGCAGGCCGAATTGGCGGGCGTAGCGTTGTTTGGCTGGAGAGCACGGATTGGCAGAATGGAGGGATGATGCCCTGGGTGCAACCCGCTCGCAATCGTCTTCGACAGGCTCAGGCTGATTGCTCGCTATGCTCATTGTTCGTTGAGCTTTGATTTGGTTCATGAGAGCACCTCGATGCCGTTGCCGTTACGGCGGATTTGGCCGGATTCTTCGAGCTGGCCGAGGGTTAGTGTGACCCAGGATTTGGAGCGGCCAATGGCGTGGGCGGCGTCGCGGTGGGATGCGCCCGGGTTTTGGTCAAAGTAGTCTAGCAGGTCGGCGGTGGCCTGGGCACGGTTGCGTCGCCTGGCCCGGTTAGCGTGGTCAAGGTGGGCCTGGTTGGCCGATGGGGCGGCCAGGACGTGGGCAGGTTGGCCGGTTGGGGCCTGGTTATTGCCCGGTTTGTGACCGGGCAGTTGGCCGGTTTGTGACCGGGCAGGGGTGGTTAATTGGCCGGTTCCTGGCCGGTTATTGTCCGGTTTGTGAGCGGACAATTGGGCGGCTTTTGACCGGGCAGGGGTGGGCAATTGGGCGGGCAGGTCGCCGGTTTCGCGGCGGGTTTGGTTGGAGCGAATGGCCAGGTTTGTGGCTCCGACGACGGCCAGTATGGGGAAAATGGCCGGGGCGACGGTGGACAGGCCGGGCCGGACTTCGAGTACAACGGTGAGGCTGATGGTGACGACGACGTAGACAGCGCCGGTGGTTATGGAGAGCCAGAGCAGGCCGGGGGGGGCGAGGGTGCGGCCACGCTTGAGGTTGCCGGCGGGGGTGAGGCTGGATTGGTTCCAGTCGTAGAGACGCAGGGCGGTGGCGACGGTGGAGATACCGAGGGTCTCGATGACGGCGGCGATGATCAGGGCGATGGCCAGGGGCACGTCCAGGTGGGCGCGGGCGGCGCGGGCGACGAAAAAGGCGCTAGGCCCAGGGGCGAGCCAGGGGGCCAGGCGGGCGACGAGGTCCAGGGCGGTTTGTTCGAGATTGGGTGTTTTCATTGGATTAGTTCTCCCGGGGCGAGGTCCAGGCGGGGCAGGTAGGCGACGGGGACGTCTAGCTGGGCCTGGGCGGCGAGGGCGAGGGCGTGGAAGGCGGCGGCGATGGTTTCGAGGGCGTCGGCGTCTGGCCCGCCGGCCGTGGCTGCGGCGTCGCAGGCGCGGGCGAGCTGGCGACAGTCGGCGATGGTGAGGCTGAGGGTGACGAGGCCGAATTGTACCTGGTTGATCTTCATGATTTGGAAGCTCCTTTATGTGAGTTAGCAACACAAAGTCCCATAGCGACCGGTTGCAGCTTTCTCGGAGCTTCCAAACTCACAAGAGGCAGCAGTTGCCGGTCACTATGGGACCTTGGGTGGGGTGCGCGATTGGGATATGGTAAAGCGACGCTGTTGGTTGCGACAAAAAAGCTGCGCTCTAGGTATGAGTTTGGAAGCTCGCTGATTATTGTATCATGGATGGCGTTCATAGTCAATAGCTCGTTTGTTCGTGAGAACACGGATTGGCGGAATGGACGGATGGTGGGGCGAGATCGGATTTTATTGGTCATCGTCGCTGGTCTCCTGAACACGGAGCGGCGGGATGGACGGATGAGGCCCGGCGAGGGCGTAACGCTCGCAGCGCCAGGAACGGATGGCCCCGGCGAGTTCGAGCTGGGCGAGGAGGCGGGCGACATCGCGCAGGGGGAGTTTGGTCTTCTGGGCGATGGTTTGGTAGTGGACGCCGAGGCCGTCGCGGTCGAGGGTGTGGATGGCGGCGAGGATATAGGCGCGCGGGTCAGGCGATTGGATGGGTTGGGCTGGTTTTGCGGATTCGTCGAATAGGACGTATTCGAGGACGTCGTTGGTAGCCTGGGCCAGGTCCAGGAGGGCGTTGTAGCCGTCCCATTGGCTGAGGCAGTAGGCGGCGTTGCGGGAGTGGGCCTCGGTAAAGGCGGCGAGGCCGTGGGGGCCGTAGTGGTCGGGGTGGGACCGGGCGGCGGCGATGAATTTGGCGAGGGGGGCCTGGAGCAGGAGGGAGCGGCAGTGGGGGCAGCAGGGTAGGGGGCCGAGGGGGGCGTCGTCGGTGTCGGGATGGCGGGCGATGTCGCTGGGGAAGGTGGTCCACCAGCAGCAGGCGGCGGAGTAGATGGCCCACTGGCCGCCGCCGTAGAGGGGGATGTCGGGGGATTGGGATTGGATTTGGGATAGGGTTATTTTGGATATTGGGTATTGGGTATTAGATATTTGAGACATTGGGTTGCTCCTATAGTGGGTCTATGCCGATTTGCAGGCAGTCATGGATCCAGCGGGCGAGGTCGTCGGGGGTTTGGGCGCGCTGGATGGCGGCGCGAAGTTGGGCGAGTTCGGCGGTGAAACCGGAGCCGTCCCAGCAGGGGGCGTTGATGTAGTGGACGAGGTAGGCTTGCAGGATGGCGAATTGGGTTGGAGTGGGGGGCGGGTTGGCTGGGTCCACGCGGTGGTCGAGGTAGGCGTTGACGGCGGCGGGGATTTGGCCGGTGAGTTCGTCACGCCAGTTGTAGGGTAGGCCCAGGGGGGGGCGGTAGAAACCGGGCAGATAGCCCTGGGCTGGGTTGGAGAGGGGGATCAGGACGTCGCCGGGGTTTTTGAGCAGGCCTGATTTTTGGAAGCAGGCTGGATGGAAGCGGGCCTCGATGTTGTTGGCGAATATTCTGATGGGGACGTCGGTGATGGGCTGGCCGCAGAGGCTGCAAGTGCAGCCGGGGTGGCCGGCGTCGGGGCTGGTGGTGTACCAGGTGATGGTTGGTTGGGTATTGGATATTGGAGATTGGGTATCGAGTAGTGTCGGGGACATGATTTTGCTCCTATTCGGTGGGCGTCCAGCCGAGGTCCTCGGTCTGGCGCGGGCGGATGTGGACGACCTCGGAGACGCCGGCGAGGTCGAGGATGAAATGGCCGGCGTCGAGGCGGGCGAGGTGGGCGAGGGGGATGTGGCGGGAGAGGTAGGGGCGGATGGCGTCGTAATCGTTGAGGATTTCGACACGGCCCAGAAGTTTGACGTTGACTTGGGCAAAGACGGATTTGGAGAGGTCGCCGGGGCGCTGGGTGGCGAGGACCCAGTTGATGCCGCGCTTGCGGCCCCGGCGGGCGAGGCGCTCTAGCCACTCGCGGGATTCAGCGGCCCCCCGTTGTTTGCGCTGGGGGGCGATCTCGGCGGCCTCGTCTACGAAGAGGAAGCAACGGCGTTTGACCTGGCCGGCGGTGGTGTAGAAGTCGAGGGCGAGGCGGCGGAAGATTTCGCGCTGGGCATCGAGGGTAAGCTCGCCGACGTCGAGGACGGCAGCGCCGCCCTCGTGGAGCACGAAGTTGACGATGCCAATATGTTCCCACCCGAGGTCGGGCACCTCGATGACCTCGACGCCGGGGAGGGCGGCGAGTCCGGCGAATTCGGATTCCTGATCGAAGACGAGGAAGGGGTAGCCGACGCGGTGGACCTCTTCGGCGATGACGGCGAGGGCGTAGGATTTGCCGGAGCCGCTGGAACCGATGAGGATGAGGCGGTAGCCCTGGGTGCGGAAACGCGCGCCGTCGAGGTCGAAGGTGACGGGACCGGTGACGGGGTGGTCGGCGATGTGCAGGACCGGGGGGATGCTGGCCCGGGGTAGGACTTCGGCGAATTTGACATGGCCGTCGTCGGTTTCGAGCAGGCCGAATTGGGTATTGGGTATTGGAGTTTGGGTATTGAGCGTCATTGGTTCGAGTTCCTTTTGATTTGGGTGAGTGAGCGTGTGGACGTGGGGTGGTTTTTGTATTTACTACACGCAATGGCGCGCAGGGGGTTGGCCGGGCGCGAGTTTTGCCAGTCCTGGACCAGGGATTGTTTGAGGGAGCGAATGTAGAGGCCGCGTGGGGCGGCGTTGTGCTGGCGCAGGTATTGGTAGAGGACAGCTATGTAGAGATCGCGGATGGGCCTGGGCAGGATGGAGGCGGCGTTGAATTGGTGGTCGGTGTGGTACTCGCTGGTGTTGGTGTTGGATAGGGTCACGGGGAAGGCGACGAGGTCCTCGGGCTGGTGCCAGATGTAGTGACGCCCGTGAACGTTGAAGACGAAGCAGATGAGGTAGTAGGTGCGATAGATGCCGGTGCCGTCGCATTTGTAGCAGTCGAGTTCGCCGGATCCCCAATAGTCGCCGGTGCCGTCGCAGGACCAGCATTCGAGGTGTTGGGCCTGGCGGCGGGCGGCGATGCAGTAGCCCTGTTCATAGAATGATTGAATGAGGGAGGTTTTGAGGGTGTAGATGGCGGCGCGGTGGGCGTAGTCGCAGTGGCGGGCGTGGCGATTGAGGTGCCAGAGGCAGCGGGCGACGAGGCGCTGGTCGTGGGCGTGGAGCCAGCGCCGGGCCTGGTGGAGGAGGTGTTGTTGGTGGAGGTAGAGTTTTAGGTATTTCATCGGTTTGTCCTTTGGGTATTAGGTATTGGGTATTAGGGCAGATAAGACGTTATTATGTGTCCTGGTTTTGAGTGTTGGGATAGGTGAGATGGATTGCTAGAAAGTCCAGGAACAATATGAGATAGGCTGGTTTTGTGTAGCCGGTCACGAATAGATAGACGGTTAGCAGACAAACCAGGGCGGTGATTAGTAGTTTTGTGTCGTCTTCGAGTAGCCATAGTAGTTTGTTCATGGTGCTCCTTAGAACGCGGAACGGCGGAATGGGCGGATTAGAATGCTAACGGTTTGTGGTAGACCTCGGCGTCTACGAATTGGGTTAGATGTTTGCGGAAGAAGAGTTGGACGACGCCGGTGGGGCCGTGGCGCTGCTTGGCGATGATGACGTCGGCGATGTTTTTTAGCTCGGTGTCTGGGTTGTAGAGTTCGTCGCGGTAGAGGAAAAGGACGACGTCGGCGTCTTGTTCCAGGGCACCGCTGTCACGTAGATCGCTCAGGATAGGGCGCTTGTCGTAGCGTTGCTCGACGGCGCGGGAGAGCTGGCTGGCGACGACAAGGGGCACGTGCAGCTCGCGGGCGAGTTGTTTTAGTTCGCGGCTGATTTCGGAGACGGCCTGGACGCGGTTTTCGGTGTGACCGTCGCTGGTCATTAGCTGGAGATAGTCTACCATGATCAGGTCGAGGCCATATTCTGCGTGCATGCGGCGGGTTTTGGCGCGGAGCTGCAAGGGCGATATGCCAGGGGTGTCGTCAATGAAGATCAGGGTCTCTGACAAGCGCCCGGCAGCCTCGGTGAACTTGGGCCACTCGTCGTCGTGCAGGTTGGCGGTGCGCAGGCGCTGGCTATCAATGCCGGTTTCGGCGGAGACGAGGCGCTGGACGAGTTGTTCGTTGGACATTTCAAGGCTGAAAAAGGCGACGCGCTGCTGGTATTGGCGAGCGGCGGTGAGGGCCAGGTTGAGCAGGAAGCTGGTTTTGCCGACGCCGGGGCGGGCGGCGACGATGATCACGTCTGATTTTTGGAGTCCGCCGAGGAGTTTGTCCAGGTCTATAAAGCCGGTGGGGATGCCGAGTGGCTCTCCCTGGTGGGCGTGCAGGTATTCTATGCGGTCGTAGTAGGCGGCCAGGAGTTTGTTTAGCGGGGTGAGGTCGTGCTCACGCTGGGTGTTTGAGACGGCGAATAGGGCGGCCTCGGCCTGGTCCAGGAGTTCCTCGACTGGGCGGTCCAGTTGCCAGGCGAGGGAGGCGATGTCGCTGGCGGCGGTGATCAGGCGGCGGCGCAGGGCGGCGCGCATGACGATGTGCGCGTAGGCGGGGGCGTGCAGGGCGGTGGGGACGGTGTTGACGAGGGTAGAGAGGTAGGCGGGGCCGCCGATTTTAGCGAGCTGGTCGCGGGCTTGGAGTTCGTCGCAGAGGGTGACGAGGTCGGGCTGCACGCGCTGGGAGTGCAGGTGTTGGATGGCGTCGTAAATCCAGCCGTGGCGGACGATGTAGAAATCGCTGGCGCTGAGGATGGGTTCGATTTCGTTGATGATGGTGGGGTCTATGAGGAGCGCGCCCAAGACGGACTCCTCGGCGTCCAGGTTGTGGGGGACGGATTTTTTGGGCTGGGTATTGGATATTGGATATTGGGTATTGTCGTCGTGCTCGGGTGGCGGTGATGTGTTGAGATCGAAGGGGGGAGCCTCGGGCACGGTTTGGGTTCCTTCGACAGGCCCAGGATGATAATTGTTGGTCATTTCCAGAGTCCTTTTTCACGGTGTTTGGGGGCGATCCAGGGGACGCCTAGTTCGGTGAAAACGTCTTGTTCGTCGGGGGTGGTGAGGCGACCGCCGTGTCGCCAGAGGCGACGGTCGCGGCAGCGCATGTTGCCGGGGAGAGCGCCGCCCTGGGCCTGGGGTGTGAACAGCCAGCGGGCAAAGTCGGCGCTGCCGGTGCGCTGGGTGAAAATGACGCCCCAGGAGTCGAGGTTGGTGATGAACAGGTCGAGCTGGACGTCGTAGGGGGGAACGATGAATTTTTTATAGCGGTCGCCTTGCTTGTCGCCGGGGACGAGACGGCCGGCGGCGACGAGACGGTCCAGGGCAAAGTCGAGGCGGGACTGCTGGCCGTAGACCTCGCTGAATAGATTGGTTAGCGGGTCATAGTGAGGGATGGCGACGAGTTCGATGTCGCCGATGTAGGTACACTGGCGGCGGAGGCTGCCGGCGATCTGGAGACGGGCGCAGGCAGGGGCCAGGGCACGAGTGAGTTCCTGGGCCTGGGCCAGGGCGTCGTCGTAGGAGAGTTTGAGTTTCATCGGTTCACCTCGCAGGGTTTTGTAATACTCGGGGCGGGTGATGTGTTCGAGTTTGTTGATGCCCAGGTTGAGGGCGTCGAACAGGCCCGAGGGGAAGACGCGCAGGATGCGATAGAGGGCGCGGCCCTGGGTGCTATGAATGTAGGAGTGGGATTGGATGGTCATTGTCCCCCCCGGGCCCCCCCAGAGGGGGGGGAGATTTGAGCGCCGTAGGGCGGGGCGAGGATGGCTAGATGGATGCAGTGATTTTTATCTATGATGCGCGTGAAAAGACGCGGGTCGTGTTTTTCTAGCTCGTCGAGGGTGAGGGCGGTGGTGATGACGGTGGGCAGGTGGGCGACGTAGCGATGGTCGAGGAGCTGGTACAGCTTTTCCTGCGCCCAGGGCGTGGCGCTGTGCGCGCCCAGGTCGTCGAGGATGAGGAGAGGGGCGCAGCGGACGGCGTCAAAGCGGGCGTCGTAGGTGGTGTTGCTGGCGGGGTTGAAGGCGGCGCGCAGGTGGTCGAGCAGGTCGGCGACGGTGTAGAGCAGGGCGGGCTGCAGCTCGACGGCGACGCGGTGGTTGGCGATGGCGGCGGCGAGGTGGGTCTTGCCGCTGCCGTGGGGGCCGAATAATAGGAGCCAGTCGAGCGGGTCGCGGGCGTAGGCGCGAGCACGGTCGAGGGCGCGGGATAGGCGGCGGCGCTCGTCGGGGGGGAGATCGGGACGAGCGGGCTGGAAGACGTCGAAGGTTTGGTCGGCGTGCAGGGGGAGAGTGCCAAAGGCGCTGAGGCGATGGGCGCGGCGCTGGGCCAGGGTCGCGGCCTGGCAGGTGCAGGGGATGAGTTTGCCAAAGTTTGGGTCGGTGGTGGGGAGGTCGGGGCGGAGGTAGCCCAGGCCGCCACAGGTGGGGCAAGTGGATATTGGGTCCCCTCGACTAGCTCGGGGTGATAATTGGGTATTAGGTATTGGGCGTTGAGCTAATTGCACATCTGTTTGTAGGTTCATTGAATGTTCTCCATTTCGGCTAACATGTTACTTGTTACTTGTTTTTTTGGGTTTTCTCGTTTTGGGGCCAAAGTGAAAAAAACAAGTAACAAGTAACAAGTTCGATATCTTTGCTAATCTGCCAAAGTCCAACAATTCTCTGGTGCATGTGGGTTGTCGGGTATGGTATTTATAATCAGTTCAGCCAGTTCTTGTTTAGCTTTGTAGACAGTACTGCGACTGTAGTTTTCCGGGTGTTCGTCGGCTAACTGGAAAATCTCGCTGGATTTGCGCGGCTTGCCGTCAGAGAGCAAATCCAATAACCACTCAGCGCAGGTCTGACGTTTGCTAGGCTTTTGGTATGGGTCGGGCGGCTCGACGAACTTGACCTGGGCGACGTCGCGGTTGGCCGGGTGGGGCACGAGCTGGACGCCTAGTTTGTCGGGATGGCGGGCGATGTTGTTTTTGAGGTGCCAGAATAAACGCGGCCCGTTAGGATCGGCTTGCTCGCTGGTGGGAATCCACTGCATACCCCAAACGATACTGGCCATGGATACGAGATGGGTCGAGCCGCGAACGCGGTCGAGGGACATGGGCAGGTAGCTGGCCTGGGCGGGCTTGTTGAGGTGATGGATGAGGAGCAGGCTCAGACCGAATTCCAGGGCGATCTGGTTGTAAAAGGCGACGGAAGGGTGGATATCTTCTTTGGAGTTCTCGCCGCGACTGGAGGCGCTGCCGAAGGAATCCACAATGAGCAGGGCGGGGTTGATGGACCAGAGCATGTCCAGGAGCGTGGCCTGGTCGTCGGGCTGGTCGAGATGGATGTAGCCCCGGTCGGGACGGGGGATGAACAGGTATAGGTTTTCGAGGTCGGCGGCGGGCCAGACTGCAAAACGTTGTTTGTTGATGGCGGGGCGGTTCTCGGCGTCCACCCAGAGCACGCGGCCCGGGGGGACGGTGACGCCGTTGGGGAACTCGTCGCCCTGACAGACTATCTGGGCAATGGCCTGGGCCAGGTAGCTTTTGCCTGTTCCGGGAGCGCCGGCCAGGAGGGTCCAGAGGGACTGGGGAAGCCAGTCCTGCCAGAGCCAGGTGTAGTCTGGGAGCTGGTCGAGGATGGCGAGGGCGGAGCGGTAATCGGGCGGGTTGTCTATGGCGCGGGTGATGGCGGCGAGGTTGAGCATTTCGCGCTCGTCGCGCTGGCTGAGGAACGACGTGAACCAGGCCAGGTAGTGGTCCTGTTGGCCTGGAGAGGCGAGGATGTTGTTCAGGATGTATTGGTAGTAGTCAGTCCAGGGGGGAGTGAGGCGGGCCTGGATGTCGGGGGCGAGGGGAGTGGTGGAGCGCCCGGCGAGATAATCGGCTATTTTGCGGGTGATGAGTGGTAATGAGAGGTTCATGATTTCTCCTGTGGCTGCGCATGTAATAAAGCGTTATGTGCCCTGGTGGGGAGTGGTGCGTTCTGGGTCGTGGACGATGTAGACGGCGTCGTACACGAGGATTTTGTCGGCGTCTACGATGGGGTAGATGGCGGCAAGGGTGGCGATGGCGATGACTCTGCCGGCGGGGAGTTTGTAGGGCGAGTCGTAGCCGGCGGCGGCCAGGGGGCCACGGTAGGAGGCGGCCCAGGAGCGGGTTTCGATTTGTTTGGCTCCGAGGGCGACGAGGGTGGCCCAGGGCTGGTGGAGGGTGAGGGTTTTCATTGGGTCTCCTGGGTATTGGGTATTGGAGATTGGATATTGGGCTTGACAATGCACGGGGCTAAGGGGAAGTTGCTGTTTGTCCAATGTACGCAGTCAAAGGTTCCAGGTAATGATAGAATTGAGTTGGGAATGGCATAGGAGCCGTGGCGGATTTGGTATCCTTTGTCTTGCAAGTGTTCTTTGACTAGATCATGCATTTTAAACATACCGTCATAAATGCTTTGGTCGCGGGGTGTTATTGGTGCATTGTTGGCCCAGCCTATTGTTCGTTTGTATTTGAGCCAGACCAGGTGATTGTGTTTATTGAGTGCCTGTAATTCGAGAAATATGTGTTTTTCGAGTGTGCTCGTTGAGGTGACAGCGGAGAGATTTAGATAGGTGGTGTATATATCAAGTTCGTCTAGGAAATCGGCCAGATTGGTCATGCGTAGGACTGCGGGTATGGAGTTCATGAGTGGTCTCCTTTGGAACACGGATTGGCGGAATGGGCGGATAGGTCCAGGGAGAGTTGGGTGTTGTGGGGGGAGGGCCTATCCAGGATCAGGGCGGCGAAATGCCAGGCGTTGTAAAAGATGGACCATTGGCCGGTGTAGTGGGCCGGGTTGGGGGTCCAGATAGCGATGTTGGTCGTGTGGGCGTAGGCGGCGGCGGGGATGATGAAATAGTGCAGCGCGATTTGGGCCTGGCAGGCGAAGATGAGCAGGTCGGCCTGGTGGTTGCGGATGGCGGCCTGGTAGCGGCCGGATTTGTAGGTGGCGGCTTTGATTTCGACGCGGTGGCCGTTTACGGTGAGGTCCCAGGGGGCGTTGTAGCCGTTGCGCTGGACGTGGTAGCCGGCGCGTTCGAGGCGGAGCTGGACGAGGCGCTCGACGCGGCCGGCGAGTTCTTTGCGTGGGTCGGTGGAGTTGGCGCGGGTGTGCGTGAAGCGACGACGGGCCAGGAACTGGCGGAAGCGGCGGTGCATTTGGTAGAGGGGGTATTCGGGATCGTTGATCATTTCCCCCCCTCGGTCCCCCCCTGGGGGGGGGAAGTTTGGTCGCGCAGGGTTTCTAGTTTGGATTGCAGGGCGATGATGAGTGTGGCTAGAACTGAGTGTTGATCGCTGGGTGGACACTCGCGCAGTTCGTCCCGCAGACGTTGCAGGTTGGTGATGTTGCCCACGATGGCCCTGGGGTCAGGGTCGGGTGGGAGGGCGAGATACCATTCCCGGATGCGATCGAACTGGCGGTTGATTTTGTCGAGCGGGTTGGAATTGGGACCTGGTGCAGAATTATCGGCGCGTTCGATGGCGGCGACAAGGTCGGGAGTAATGGCGAGTTGAGTGTCGGCGTCGCAGCGGCGATGGCGCGCGAGTTCTAACGCGGCTTCAATGCGGTTGGGGTCGTGAATGGCGCAGAAATGCCTGGACTCGGCGGACGTGCCGGATAGGATTTCGCGGATGAGGGCGATGGCATTGATGGGGACGTTTAGTTCGCTGGCGAGTTGCGCGTGGGTTTTGCGTACCGAGTCGGGCCAGGGCAGGGGGAGACCGAGTTCCTCGAAGGCGTGGGCGATGGTGGATTGGGCGGGCTTGGGTTGATCGTGTTGCCAGCGCAAGTTGGGGAGCAGCTCGCTGGCGATTTTATATTGGATGTAGTCCAAGTTCCAGTCCTGGCCCTTGCCGGTGTAGGCGTGGTTGAGTCTCGCCAGGAGCAGTCGCCAGACTCCGAGGTGGTTGGCGGCGAGGGCGTTGGCGAGAGCCTGGAAGGCCGGGTCCGCTAGTTGATGGACGAGCTTTTCGCGCTCGCGGCGGGCCTGGAGATCGGGGTCGCTGGCGTTGCGCTCGCGGGTTTGGGCGGCTTTTTTAGAGGCGATGCAGGTGCAACGCTCGCCCTCGCCATGGTGACAGACGACGCGGACATCCTCGAAACCTGGAATGGAGTCTGATTGGCGTCGGAATGGATTGCGGTCGTATTCGAGACGCAGGCGCTGGTGTGGGCAGCCCTCGTCCAGGATTTCGGCGAGCAAGGTTGCCTCGTCGGCGCTGTAAAATGCGTGGCGAGTGTTATAGTTTGATTCTGCCGGGTCGAGACGCGGGATGCCGGAAGCGGCCTCGGCCTGGGTTAGACAAAGGTCAGCCCACAATTCCTGCTTGAGGTTGAGACAGGATTCGTCAGGGCAGCGTTGTTGATTGCCGTGTTTGACGCGGATGGCGCAGTCCGCGCAGGCGTGTTGTTGCAGGCGCGTGGCTTGCTCATCGTCCACCTCGAACCAGTGGTCGAGGGGGAATGGCACGTCTTTGAGGGAGGTGGTGGCGTTGGTGACAATGTTGTTGGCACGGTCGCGGATGTCGTTGGAGCTGAGGTCGTCGTTGATGGCGGATTCTAGCAGATCCCGGGGTTTAATGCTCCAGTGGGTGTTGGCCTTGGCCTGGGCCGGTTCGGGGAGGCTCAGGACGGGCATGAGGGCGACGGCCTGGCGCTCGGAGAGCTGGCGCTGTTGCAGGGCGATCTGGACGTCGTCGGGGAGGCGCAGCAGGCGGAGTTTGTTGGCGATGGTGGAGCGGTCGAGGCCGAGGCGGTCGGCAAGTTGGGCCTGGGTCCAGGAAAACGATTCCAGCATGTGCTGGAAGGCCAGGGCTTCCTCAATGGGGGTGAGGTCTTTACGGGCGGCGTTTTCGGTCCAGGCGGATGTGGCCATTTCTTCGTCGTCAAAGGACACCAGGTCCAGGGGCATTTGAGCATAGTCGGGGTCGCCGGGGAAGGCGTCGTCGTCGCCCTGGGCCAGGAGGCGGAAGGCGGCGAGGCGGTTGTGGCCGTAGGCGAGCTGGACGCGCGCGCCGTCGCCGGATTGGCCGGGGACGAAGCGAGCGGCGGGGACCTGGAGCAGTCCGAGGGTTTCGGGGCGGCTGGCTTTGCGGCTGGCGATGTCCACGGCCAGGTCGCGGACGTGGAATTCGTCGAGAGACTGGCGGGTCTGCCAGGGGTTGGGTTCGATTTGGGAGAGGGGGATGTGGATCATGATAGCGTCTCCTTTCCTTCGACTAGCTCAGGATGAACACGGATTTGCGGAATGGGCGGATTGTTTGCGCGCAAACGTCGCGCGGCGCGCAAACACCCGTTGCCGGGTTGGATGATGGATAGTGGAACGTAGACGAGCTGGTCGCTGGTGTTGCGTTGTAGCCAGTCGTCTAATAGTTGGCGCTCGTCGGATCCGTAGACCTGGGGGAGGGCGGCCTCGAGGAGGGCGACCAGGTCCACGCGGACGTCGAGCTGGGTGGGACTGGGTAGAGGCTGGCGGGCGATGATGGTGGTCATTGGCCCCCCCTTTGTCCCCCCCTGGGGGGGGGAGATTGGGCCGCGCGCTGGTCGGCGGGGGTGGGTAGATTGAAGAGGCGTTGGTAGCCGGCGGCGGCTCCGTTGACGGGGCGGCCGTTGTGCTGGACGACGAGGCCGCAGGTGGGGCAGCGGCGGACGTGGAGCAGGCCCTCGCGGCTGGGTGGGAAGCGGTGGGCGGCGGCGGCGTGCTGGCAGTTGGGGCAGATTAGAGTCGGGATACGGGCCATCACGCCACCACCTGGATGTTGCGCTCGTGGGCGGAGCGGTTGAGCTGGCCGGGGACGGCGATGGCCCAGTAGCCGGGGATGTCCAGGGGGTAGAGGACGTGACCGGGGATGCCGTGGACGGTGACGCTGTCGCCGGGCGTGATGGGCCTGGCGCTGGATGTCTCGGCGGATTGGGGCTGAGCGGCGTCTGGGTCTGGGATATGGAGTGTTTGCCAGAGGGCGCGCAGATGGCCGGGCAGATCGCCGTGGGCGCGAGTGTCGGCCAGGGTGCTCTTGAGTTCGTGAATGGTTGCCAGGGGTTGCATTTTTTGGGTCTCCTTGTATACTAGGGACGAATGGAATGTTCGTCCGGGTTCTATTCGTCGCCGCTGGTGGCAGCCAGCGGCGTTTCTCTTGTTACGATGCGCTCTAGTTCCTGGATGGCTTCCAGGTTCTCGGCCAGGGCTAGAGTGGCCTTGGTGAGCGCGATGCTCAACGCGCGGGAGTTGCCCGCGTTGTCGAGGATTTGTTGAATGGCTACCCGGGCGGCTCTATTCGCTCTCTGCGCCCGGTTGATCTCCTGCCGGAAGATGTAGCCCCCGATGATCGGTTTCGGCATCAGTTTCCCCTTTTAGCCATTGGAGCCAAGACGGCAGCTCCTGGATTAGTGTGTTGGCGGCGCGCTCGTCTCGTTGGCGATGCTGAACGTGGCGGGTGACGGAGCCCCAGATCATGGGCAGGCCGCTGGCGATGAAACAGGCCAGCAGGATCGCGCCAAAGGCGAGCGCGGTGGCCAGGTCGGTGAGCGCGGCCTGGATGATGACGGCCCCGGTTCCTGTGACGGCGACGCCGGCGACGACGATAAAGGCCATGTAGCCCCGGTCGTGGCCGTAGCGTTCGAGCCAGGCAACAAAGCGGTTGTAAAATATGCCAAAGGCAAGCAGGAAAGTGCAAACGATACTACTGATGATCCAGAACGATTGATCTGTATTCATTGGCCTTTTGGTCTCCTTTTCTGGCCGCGATAGCGCGGGCCGGTTATAATAGAATCGGGCGTGGGGGGACATCGCTGCGTTTTTCAGCAGGGGCCACGTGCCCCGCTCGCGCACGGGTTTCTCGACGTCCTGTGTGGATAGCCCCACGCCCGGGGCCCACACTGGTTGTTTTGCTTCGGCACATCTAGGGAACGGTGAGGCAGCAGGTTGGGGGGGGGAACGCTGCGACCTCACCGGCCCTTAGTTGGGCCGAAACGCCAGGATAGATAATTGGTTATTATGTACCCTGGTTTCGGCAATCTTCGATATGCTCAGGACGAACTAGATTTTTCCCCCACGTGATTTAAATAGAGACTGGTGACGCCGATGTTGGAATGATTCAGCATACGGCAAACTGTTTGTCTGGATTGAGCGCGACGAGTTTTCCGGCCAGCCAGATAACGCCTGGTGGTGATGAGGCTGGAATGGCCCAACGTCTGAGAGATGCGATTTTTTGTGTTCATGTGGTTTCCTCTTGGTCTGTGATTAAATCGAGTTTGAGTAAAGCGGCGGCTTGACGCCAGGATTTGTCTGGAACGCCTTTGAGGTGGTCCAGGTAGAGCATGGTGATGTTGAGGCTGGAATGGCCCAACATTTTTGAGATGGCGCGGATGTCGTCGCCAGAGGCGTCGCGCAGCATGGCGGCGGAGTGGCGCAGGATGTGGATGTGGATGCGGTCGGCGTCTAGCCCGGCGCGGCGGGCGTATTTTTTGAGCAGGCGGCCCACGGTGCCCGGGGCGAGAGGCCGCTGACGGTCCCAGGTGAGTTCGCTGACGTTGGCGAAACGGGTGGCGTTGTCGGAATGCGGGATGAAGATGTAATCGTCTTCGGCCAGGTCATGGCGCTGGGCGGCCTTGAGGTATTTGCGGATGGCCGCCCAGACGGGGGGGGCCAGCTCGTTGCGCTCGCCTTTTTTGCCCTTGCCGTCCCAGACGTGCGTGACTTTTTTGCCCTTGAATTCCAGGTCTCCCCATTGCAATTCGCGCCATTCACTGTTACGGCGACCGGTGAAGACGTAGCCGAGGAATAGCGCGTAATCGCGCAGACCCTGGACCGAGTCTTGTTTGATGGCGTTCAGGAGCAGGAACAGGTCCGTGGGGGGGAGATAGTCGGCCTTTTCGGCGGGGGCGGCGCGGGGCAGGCGAACCGCAAGCGCAGGGTTGACGCCGTCGTGCAGGGCGCGCTCGCTGCCGTCGGGTTCGATGATGGTGTAGCGGGTTTGAACGAAGGTATAGAATGAGCTAATGGCGGCGCGGTATTGGGCGATGGTGGTGGGGGCGTAGCCAAAGCGGTCCTTGCGGCGGCCCTTGCGGACGAGGCCCTTGACGACGCCCTGGTCAAGCGGTCGCTGGCCGAGGTCCTGAATCCAGTCGCGGATATCGGGGGATGTGACGCGCCAGGGGTATTTTCCTGTGAACTCTAACAGGTCGCGCCAGGCGCGCTCGTAGGCGTTGCGGGTGTTGGCGGCGGTGAATTCGGCGAGCCATTGAGTGTAGGCGCGGCTCCACTCGGCGGCACGGTCAAAGGGGGACCCCGCGAGGGGTTCCTCGACGACGACGATGGGTTGATCGCCGAAAAAGCCGTTGGGGACGAGGTCGGTGCTGGTCATTGGCGGGCCTCTCCTTCGACAAGCTCAGGACGAGGAGAGCACGGCTCGGCGGAATTGACGGATGATGGCTCGACAGCGACGGATTCCTGGCAGATGAGGCAGTAGCGGATGCCGGTCATGCTGGGGTCGGGGTGGGGGATGGTGGGCCGGTCGCACTGGGGGCAGAGGTGGGGGAGTTCGCCGGCGGCTTGCAGGCCCTGGCGGATGAGGTTGGCGGCGACCTGGCGGGGGTCGTCGCACCCCAGGCGGTCTGTGAGACGGCCCAGGGCGCGACTGGTGGCCGGGGGGAGTTTGACGTAGATTCTAAGGGGGGTGTAATCCATTGATAATGGCTCCTCATGCGCTATCCGATTGGTATGTAAATTATACCCGCAGGTATAGGTTTGAAATAGTACCAAATGTCACGTAAAAAAGGTGACAAATGTCACATCATTCCGCTTGGTATAGAAATTTGTCCCACGGGTTTAGCGCGTTGTGATATGCTTGCCGTTGTGAATGATTCCTTTGCCACGTGGTTAATAGAAGAACTTAAGAAAAAGGACTGGTCGCAGAGCGATTTGGCACGACGAGCCGGGGTGAGTCAGGTTACTGTATCTCGGGTGCTGAGTGAAACGCGCCAGCCTGGGCCTGAATTTTGCCAGGGGGTTGCGCAGGCGTTGCGCATTCCGCCAGAGCAGGTTTTTCGTCGCGCCGGATTGTTGCCACTAAAATCACAGCAGCAAGAGGGAATCGAGGAGTTGCTTTTTTATTATGAGCAACTGACGCCTGGCGATCAGGCGCGCGCGCTGACGTTGTTGCGCGCGCTGGCTGAGGAAAGGGTGGAGTATGATGCTGAGGCGAGTCCGAGATTACAGGGCAAGACGGCGACGGCGTGAGTTTGTGGTAGGTTTTGGGGGTTTGGGGGGGCCTGAGCGCCGTTTTGTGTTGGATACGTTGCGGTTGTGGTGCGAGTGTCCGAGGCGGTGGTGGTTTGTGGAGGAGGTAGGGAAGGCGGTGGTGATCGGGGGATGAGGGGCGCGTAGGTTTCTATAGATTTGGTAGGATAAATCTATAGATTGAAGGGGAAGCAGGATGGGCAAGGCAAAGAAACAACAGTCGGATATGTTCGCGTGGGTGATTTTGAGCCTCATTGTTATCATGCTGGGGGTGTGGGGGTTGGTGGAATGCGGGGGGAATGATTCTGCAGCTCCTGCAACCAAGGAACCTACATTCACCAGGAGACCTACGGCTACAGTGACGCCATCCTCTACAGCTACTAGTATGCCTACCCAAACGCTGACGCCAACGTCTACGCCAACGTTTACGCCAACGCAGGGACCTACGGCGACGCGAACGAGACCCCCTAGAAGTACATTACGCCCGACACGTACACCGCGACCGACAAGCACGTCACGCCCAACTAATACCCCGCTTTCCCTTGGCGCGGTTGAGGCGGCGACGGCTACGCAGCCGTCAGCACCGACTCAGCCACCACCGACGTTAGTGCCGACTGAACTGCCGCCTACGCCCGTGCCGACTGAGCCACCACCGACATCTACGCCGACCGTGCCCCCACCAACTGAGCCGCCAACCCCGGCCCCGGCTAGTGTTGTGATCAATTATATATTTTATGATGGTGTAGTGGCACGTGTGGAGAGCGATGAATATGCTCAGATTGTAAATAACGGTGGGGTGGCAGTGAACTTGAGTGGATGGCGGTTAAATGCTGGCGATACTGGTCAAGATTTCTGGTTCCCTGTATTTGAGTTGCAACCGGGGGCATCCTGCCGAATTTTCACGAATGAGATTCACGCGGAGAGTTGTGGTTTTTCGTTCGGCTCTGGACAAGCGTTGTGGAACAATGGCGGTGACTGTGGGTATTTGTTCAATGCCCAGGGTGAGCAGGTATCGGAGTTTTGTTATTAGTCTATCAGGGTATGGTGCGCATGGATGTGGGTTTGGGTCTGGGTTGTGTTTTGGCATTGGGGAGACCGTTGCAACGTCTGAGGCGCTCGATAATCAGTTCTGTTAGTTTTACGAGATCAACGTCAGGGGAAACATGAATCTCTTGAACTATCGTGATCTTGGGACAACGCTTTCGGAACATTGTCTCTCCTAGTGACTAAAATCTTATATTTAGTATAGCACGTTTGTGCGATTTGACAAGGAGTAGAATGATGAGTGAGGAAGCTCAGAGCGATAAAGCTTTTGCGGATGGAAAAAACGAGGGTGTTGATAGAATACTCCAAATGTTTGTCTCGATTGCAAACGACAATATGGTGGAGACTGGGATAACCTTGAACGTGGGATGTTGCCTGGTTTCTGGGACAATGATTGGGTTCAAAAAGTATCTGGAGATACTGTTTTCTGATTTTGCGGGAGGATTTCGTGCTGAGGGACTTGCAGAGATAGCTGATGCCGTGGAAGAGAGAGCAAGAAAGGCACTTCAAGATATTGAAACAGAGCAAGATGCAAAGTCTTCCAAGCCTCGTTACATTCATTTGAAAGATGCTCGATTTTTCTTTGGTAATGAGGCGGTTCCGCATAATCGAAAAGTTCTTTGGAGAGGTAAATTGTCGGCGGTTGAAGGATTTACGATAGGTGTTATGAGTGTTAGTTAGGTGGCGAGACGAGCAGGATAGATAAGTGATTATTATGTGCGCAGGCCCTGGCGGGAGTATTTCCCGGAAATGGGAGTTTTTGGGAACCAGGGGGCGCACGGATTTAATGGACCGGAGGGTTCAGGGGTGGCTGTGGGGAGTAACCGTGGGGACCGGGGTGTGAGGTTTGATGGTGCATACTTCACATCCGTGAGGTCGTGAGTTCGAGTCTCTCCGCGCCCACCTGACTACACTGGGGGCCGCAGGGGTAGGGAAATCTTCAACCCGTGCGGCCCTCGGTAGCGTGAATCCTCTCACTGGCGGTTGCAGGGTTGGTTTAAAAAAACCGCTCCCAGAAATATTATGTGTCCTGAAATTCAAATTATGTGACCTGTACCGGGGGGACTGGAGGTAGCACGGGTGAACCAGAACCAGGTAACGCTGTCTAAGGCGGTCGAGGGGTATTTGCTCTATGCTCATAGCAGGCGTTTGAGTGAGCACACGATCCGCGATTATTCTCATTCGTTTCGCAAGTTTGGGGAGTTTTTGGACTCTGATCCCGAGCTGGCGTCGGTGTCGGTGGAGCAGGTGGAAGGGTTCCTGGCCAGCCTGGGGCATTTGTCGAAAAAGACGGTGTTGAATTATCACGTGGGGTTGTCGGCTTTGTGGACGTGGGCGGTGCGGCGGGGAATCGCAGACGAGCACGTGCCACGGCTGATTGACGCGCCCAAGCCTAAAAAGGCGGTGATTGAGATTTTTAGCGAGGATGAGGTGCAGAGGTTGTTGGATGCGTGCAACCATTCCAGGGCATATAAGCGACCTCGGACGCGGAAGTGCTCGAACACGCGGCCCACGGCGCTGCGGGATAAGGCAATCATTTTGACGCTGCTGGATTCTATGGTGCGCGTGAGTGAGTTGGGGGGTATGTTGCGGTCGGAAATGGATTTGCGACAGGGAACGGTCAAGGTGCTGGGAAAGGGGGCTAAGGAGCGGGTAGTGCCGATTTCGAGCGAGACGGCGGACGCGATCTGGCATTATCTAGCGGTGCGGCTTGACGCGAAGCCACAGTATATTGATCTGGTGTTTTTGACGACGGAGGGGCGGCCGCTGGATCGCAACGCGGTGGGGAAGTTGGTGAGACGGTTGGGGCGGAAGGTGGGAGTGGCGGCGAATCCGCATAAGTTCAGGCACACGGGGGCCACGCAATTTTTGCGCAACGGGGGGAATGCGTTCACGCTGAAGGAGATTTTGGGACATTCGACGATGGCGATGGTGGAGCGGTATATCCATCTGGCGCAGGTGGATATTGAGGAGGCGCATAAAAGAGCATCGCCGGTGTACAATTGGGATTTGAGGAGATAGGGAGTAGGTGGATTAAAACAACCGTGGGGCCGGGTGTTGACGTGGTAGAATAATTGTGCTATAGTTATGAGTGTTGTGGGGGATGGTTGAGACGTTGAATGGAGTGAGATGGGCGCTCAACACTCGCAGCATAACAAAAAAGGGATGGTTCCAGCGGTCAAGGGACTGCGCCGGTTGACGTGGGCGCAGTTGGAGATGCTGGATTTGTGCGTGGATCAGGTGTGCGAGGCTGGCTTTGGCTCGATAGTAGTGATTGTCGAGCGGGGCAAGCCTCTTTTTGTTTATCCGAAGCCGAGGCTGAGGTTGCAGCCAGGGCGGGGGGACTAGGCGATTTTGATCGCATAATTGAATAGCTGGCCCGACAGGGACAAGTGAAACCGGGGCAACGCCATAATGGCGTTGCCCCTTTTTTGTTTTAGGAGGTTGACATGAAAAAGTCGTTAGTTTGGGTGGTTGTGTTTGTTTTGGTGTTGGTGTTGGCAGGCGTGGCCAACGCGCAGGATGACTCTCCGTTACCAACTCCAACCAGCGTTCCTGATCCGAATTATCCACCACCGTCGCCGGGCGACGACGAGGCGTTGAAGATGGCGCTGTTGTGGATCGTGGGCGGCGGCGGAGCGGGCGCGATTGCGTACTGGCTAATGGGCAACGTGTCCTGGTTGGGCGACCTGGCCTCGGATAAAAAGCGGTACGTGGCGCTGGGACTGTCGGGGCTGCTGGCCTGGCTAGCGCTTGGGGCAGCCGTGGGTCTGGAGTATTTGCCGGATCCGGGCAGCGGCCAGGCGTGGCTGGAACAGTTGTTTGCGATTGCGTTCGCGGCGGTGGCGACCAGCCAGAGCGTGCATGGCTGGCGGCAGTTGCGCGCTGAGTAACAAAATGGGTCGCGGTGAAGAATGTACTGCGTCAGTTTCTCAGAGACCATTTTGACGAGCAAGAGCTGCGCACGCTGTGTTTCGACCTGGGGGTTGATTATGATGATCTGCCGGGTGAGGGGCGCAGTGATCGAGCGAGGGAATTGGTCGCGTATTTTGAGCGGCGCGGACAGTCGCATTATCTGGCCGGGGCGTGTGTAATGCTCCGGCCAGAGGTGTGGGGACGGCAATCGCGGCAAAAATTCGGGCGGACGGGATTGACTGATAGGTTGTCGCCAGATGCGTTGGATGATGGCGGGCGGGAATACCGCGAGCTAGTTTTGCTAGTCATCGGGCGGCTTGAGGCTAGAGTGGATCGGATGATGCTGGCGGTGGCGGCGCTTTTGGCGATGTCTGTGGCGAATACGATTTTTTGGGTGGCGCAGATGGTGGGGAGATGACGTGGACGAGAAAACAAGGTTGTTGGTGTTGGTGCCACACATGCGTCGTATCCCGGCCAGGGCGCAGGCGTTGTTAGAGCACGTCCTGGAGTTTCGCCAGTTGTTAATGGGAGAGACCGGGGACCTGGGGCAATACGTGGAAGCCCTGGTGCAGGAGAGCGTGATGTTGGAGCAGGAGACGCGGGAACTGGTTCACGTGGCCGGCATGATTGAGAGACTGGTGGAGTGGTTGAGCAATGAGCAGTCAGATTGATTTGCATTTGTTGGCGCAGGAAATTGCGCAGGCAGCCGAGGCGAACAGGCAACGGTCTGAGGCACTGGTGGCGCAGGCCACGCGGTTGCTGGCGCTCTTGGAGCGGCCCGAGGTGGAGCGACCAGTGGGCGAGGGGGCACGGCTGGACGTGCCGTGGGTTTCGCAGTTGGGGCCGGGGACGAATTACGCGCCGGGGGATTGTGGGATGGCGGCGCTGGCGATGTGGTTGCGTTACCTGGGCCACGACGTGACGGTGGATGACGTGAGCCGAGCGACGGGGTTGTCGATGGGGTTCAGGTTGTCGTCGTTTCAGCATTTGCAAAAGGCGGCGCGGGCCTGGGGGTTGGAGTTGGCGTGGGCGGCGCGGCAATCGCTGGACGCGCTGCGGGCGGAACTGGCGACGGGGTCGCCGGTGATCGCGCTGGTGCATTATCTGAGTTTGCCGAAGCCGGTGCGTTATGCCGCGCAGTATCCATATAGTCACTGGGTAACGGTAGTGGGATATTCGGCGGGGTTTGTGGTGTACCACGATCCGTATTTTCCACCGGAGCAGGATGACGGGGGGGCGTTTATCGAGATCCCGAACGAGGATTTTTTGACGGCCTGGGGGAACAATCACAAGGCCAAGAATTTCAACAGCGATTTTGCGATGATCAAAGGAGCGTAAATCCTTGAGGTCTGAGAGACCTCAAGGGTTTGTTGGTGTGCTGCGTGTAGTCAATCGAGTTGTCATGTTTAGTGTTAAATTTTTCTTTACTTTAAATAAAAACGTCCGAATTGTCCGGTTGGGAGTGAGTGTGGGGGTGTGGGAGTGTGGGTGAGCAGAGGAAGTGGTGGTCGAGCGCGTTTGGGGCGCGGGGGAGTAGGGTAAAGGACGACCCGGCGACGGCGTTCCCGGCGAGCGAGGAGACGCCAGGGCAGGAGGAGAGCCGGACGGCGTACCAGCGGCTGAGGGACGTGGGGCGGAAGTACCCGTGGTGGGAGGAATATCTGGAACTGCGGGCGGCGGGATGGACGTGGCGCAAGGCGGTGCTGATCGCGTGGCTGACGATGCCCAGCGACCGCAGGCAGCCGGAGACGAAGCAGGAATTGGCCGTGAACGTGTTGGCGCTACGGAGCGACCGGACGGTGCGGCGATGGCAGAGGAAGGACCCGCGCATTGACGAGACGGTGGCGGCGCGGCAGGCGGCGGCGCTGTTTCAGTATCGGGCGGACATCTTCCACGCGCTGGGGACGATGGCGGCGACGCCAGAGGCCAAGGGGTTCAATGATCGAAGGCTGGCGTTGGAGATGATGGGGGATTACCGGCCCAGGAGCGCGGTAGAGGTGACGGGAGAGGATGGGGGGGCATTAGACGTGAAGGCGAGCCTGGTGGGGCTGGTGGGGGAGTTGGACGGCGAGGAGTTGCGCCAGCTCATCAGGAATTTGGAGACGGCGAGCGAGGGGCGAGGGGCGAGGGGCGAGGGACCGGGCGCGGGCCTGGAAGGGGACGCGCACCCGGCCGAGGTGGATCAGTGAACGAGGTGAGGCAGGTTGGTTTGGGTGAGGCCAGAGTCGCGCAGGCGCTGGACGTGGGCGGCGAGGTCGGGCAGGCGCATGTCGGCGTGGGCGCTGGCGGCGACGGCCAGGGCGAGAAAGGCCGCGCCGAGGGTCTCGATGCTGGCGGCGGGGGCCTCATGGCGCTCGCTGGCGAGTTCGCTTTGACTGGCGTCGCAGGCGAGGGTGCGCAGTGAGGACGCTGGCAGAAATTTTAGAAGCGGCCAAAAGTGGAAATAAGCCTGGCCACGAAGAGTGTTATTGGGCTATGTTGGCTCTCGGTGCGCTCAATCATTTCAATTTCGTTGCGCTGGAACGCCTGGCTGATTATGAGGGAATAGGGCGACCGTTTGGGCCAAAGTTCCAATTTGAGGAAGCGTTTGGACGGGAAAAAAAGGCTTTGGAACAATCTCCACGTGAATGGGTGGGAGAGGCGTATGATCCGGCTAATCCTGCATATCAGCAGTGGCGGCGGGTGGCCTTGTCGGTATTTGAGACTGTATTGATAGAGGCAGGCAGGTATGGGACGCAGGGTGAAACTACCAGAGACGAGGGCGGAAACTCCGTCACAAAAACTGACAGGCGGGGGAGTTAGTCCGGTGGCCTATATTGGGCTGATACCGCTGCTCGTTGCGATTATCAGGGCGTTGAGGTAGGGAAATTGGTGTTGGGTGCAGGCGTCCGAGGGACGGGAAACAGGGCACATAATAGAACCTTATCTGACCTGGATAGGCGGCGGGTGCGGGCGGCGGCGATGGTGGAGCAGCGGCTGCGGGCGGCGCGACGGGACCGGGCAAAAGTGGACCTGTTGACGTGGACAATGTTGCACCGGCGACGGCTGGGGCCGGGACGGTTGTTTGACCTGACGCAGCACCGTTATTTGATGGAGATTTACCGCGACCAGGCTGAGGAGATAGTGGTGATTAAGGCGGGACAAGTGGGAGTGAGCGAATACGCGATCTCCTGGGTGCTGTGGGCGGCGGATATGCGAGGGGCAACAGGGTTGTATGTGTTCCCGACCGACACGCACGTGAGTGATTTCAGTGCGGCGCGGCTGGGTCCGGCGATTGAGCCAGAGGTGTCGCCGTATCTGGCGGACCTGGTGGTGGCGGCGCAGGGGAATAGCAAGCGCGGCGCTGACCGAGTGGGACTGAAACGGGTGCGCAATCGGTTTATTTATTTCCGAGGCGCGAAGGTGCAGCCGGACGGGCGAGCGCCTCAGTTGCGCAGTATTGACGCGGACGTGCTGGTGCTCGATGAATATGACGAGATGGACCGGCGAGCGCCGGCCATTGCCCGCGAGCGGCTGGGGCATAGCGCCATCGCCGAGACGCGGCTGATTTCGACACCCACATTCGCAAACGTTGGCGTCCACGCGGAATACCTGGCCAGCGATCAGAGATCGTGGCACGTGCGATGTATGGCCTGCGGTCGTTGGCAGGATTTGACGATTGATGACCTGGTGGTGGAGTGGGATGACCTGGGCAGGCCAGTGGCGTGGCACGAGGACGGGGATGGCAAGCCGTTTTTGGCGTGTAGGGCCTGCGGGGGTGAGATGGACCGGCTGGGACGAGGGGGATGGGTGGCGGCGTACCCAGGCCGGGCGGCACATGGGTATCATTTGAGCCGATTGTTCGCGCCTCAGCGGGCACTAGTTGTTCTCCTGGATGCCCTAGGCAGCACGGATGAGAGCGAGCGGCAGCAGGTTTATAACCAGGGCCTGGGGCTGCCGTATCGTTCGCCCACCTCGATGTCGTTGGATGACGAGACGTTGGACAGGTGCAGGCGAGAATACGGCCTGGCGATTGGGGACGAGGAACCGGTGATGGGGGTGGACGTAGGACGGGCGCTGCACGTGGTGGTGCGCGAGACGCTGGAAGGCGGGGAGCGCCGGGCGCGGTTCATTGGCGAGGTGCCGAATTTTGAGGACGTGACGCAGTTGATGAACTTGCACGATGTGAGGCGGTGCGTGGTGGACGCGCTGCCGGAGACGCGGAAGGCGAGGGAATTCCAGGCCGAGCACGGGCGGGGCGTGGTGTGGCTGGCGTATTATAGCGGCCAGAGGGCGGGGAGCCAGAAGGAAGCGGCGGCGCGCTGGAACGAGGGCGAGGGGACGGTGACGCTGGACCGGACGCGGACGCTGGACGCGACGTTGGGACTTTTTGCGACGGCGGCGCGGGGAGAGGTCGGGAACACATTGCCTGCGAACGCGCGGGATTTGCGGGATTATTACGCGCATTTGAAGGCGATGGAGCGCGTGTTCCGCGACGGGACGGACGGAAACCAGGTGGCGGTGTACGTGGAGAGCGGGCCGGATCACTATGCTCACGCGGAGAATTATTGTATGGCGGCGGCATTGGCCCCGGGTCCTGTGAAGGTGCGGACGTCGAGCCGGGTGGTGAGCGCGCGGGGGATGTTTGACTGATGAGTCTGATTAGCCGATTTACGGCGTTGTTTCGGCGCGAGGACCAGGGCCAGGCGCGGACAACGAGCGACGAGGTCCCACGCCCAGCGCGGCCCACGGCGGAGTTGCGGCGGTTCCAGGCGGAGAAGGGACGCCGGGAGATCGTGACAGTCTGCCGGCAGATGTATGACGAGGACACGCGGGCCGAGGGGGTGTTGAAAACACTGGCGCGGGACGCGACGCGAGGCGGGTTTCAGGTGCATGTGTCGGAGGGGACCGAGGTGCAGCGGGCGCAGGACGTGGCAGAGGCGTTGATACAACGACTCAAATTGTTCCAACGGTTGGACGATTGGGCGCGGTTGTCGCTTCGAGATGGGGATTCGTTCCTGGAACTGTCGGTGGATGAGGCAGGGCTGGTGCAGGAGGTGACCAGGAAGCCGACGTTGGAGATGCACAGGAACTCTAACGACCGCGACCAGTTCGAGGACGCGACGCGGGCGTTTTGGTGGGCAGACGGGGTATGGATGGGGCAGGAAGCGCCGCGAGACGCGACGTGGTTCGCGAAGTGGCAGATCATCCACGGGCGGTGGAGCCACGACAAGGAGAGCAGGTATGGGCGACCGCTGTTTGCGAGCGCGCGGGGGCCGTGGAAGCGGGTGCGCGAGGGAGAGTTGGACCTGGCCGTGAGGCGCAAAACACGGGCGGGGATGAAATATCTGCACACGCTGGACGGAGCCGACTCGACTGCAGTGGAGCAATATAAAGAGGATAACAAAGACGCATTGAATGACCCGTTCGCGGCGGTGGCAGATTTTTTCACTAACAATAAAGCCTCAATTCAGGCGATTCAGGGCGACGCGCGGCTGGGGGAAATCGCGGACGTGGTGCATCATATTCGGACGTGGTGGGTGGCCTCGCCGGTGCCGATGTCTCTTTTAGGCTATGGCCAGGACCTCAATCGGGACGTGCTGGGGGAGCAGAAGGAGCAGTATGTTGAGACGTTGCCGGGGGTGAGCGATTGGGTGGGGAATCAGTTCGTGGTGCCGTTGTTGGAGCGGCAGTGGTTACTGCAGGGAATCTGGCCCAAGGGGATGACGTACAAGGTCACGTGGGCAGTGAAGCAGGTGTTGACGGCGGAGCGGTTGCTAAAACTGGCGCAGGCGCTGACGGCGATGCAGGCGACGACGTTGTTCGATAGCGAGACGTTGATCAGGATCGCGGCGCGGATTGTGCCAGGGCTGGACGTGGAGGCGTTGCTGTTGGCGATGGAGAAGGCACGGGCTGATAGACCGTACTATTAGGGAGTAGGGGAGTAGGGAGTAGGGGAGTAGGAATGGCCGAAATTAACGAGATTGCGCTAGAAAAATTACCAGAGGCGATCCAGGCGGCTCTTTTGAAGCTGCACCTGGTGGTGACGGGGGAAACGACGCGGCTGCTGGCCGAGTTTGGGACGAGCGCGCGGGGGGTGCTGCTGGGGGCGGCGGACGAGGACGGGAAGCTGGACGCAATACGCGGTTTTAGCGCGGTGGCCGAGGTGGAGCAGCGGTGGCGGGATATGTTCACGGCCTGGACAGCGATGTTTGAGGCGGCCAGGTGGCAGGCCGGGGCGCTGGCGTTTGGGGGGCTGGCGCGTCAGCACCAAGGGATGATGGGGCTGGGGGTGGACGAGGGGCGAGGGGCGAGGGGCGGAAAGCGGTTGTTGGAACAAGAGGACTCGTCGCCGGTGTTTGAGCCGCAGTTGCAGGCGGTGCTGGACGCGGCGAGCCAGCGGGTGTGGTCGGATGGGTTCCAGTTGAGCCAGAGGATTTGGCGGCTGGACCGGGAGAGCTTGGACGGGATTCGACGGACGCTGTTGAACGGGATTGCAAGCGGGGATAGCGCGTGGAAATTGGCGCAGGAGCTCGAGCAGTTCCTGGGAGCGGACGGGGAGTGCCCTCGATGGACCTCGACTCGGTTATACAAATTGACGCCCACGGAGCGGATGGTCAGCCGCAAGGGGTTGTTGTCGTCGGTGATGGGGACGCCGTGCGAGAGCAAGGGAGTGGCGTACAAGGCGTTGCGGCTGGCGCGGAACGAGATACAGATCGCGCACATGCGGGCGACGGACGCGATTTGGGGGAACGTGCCGTGGATTGAGCAGGAGCAGATCGTGCTCAGCCCGGATCACCCGCCGATTTCGTGCGAGTGCGAGGACGTGGTGGCCGGGGGGGAGAACGGAGACGGAGTGTATCCGAAGGGAGAGATCACGCTGCCGCTGCATATTCAGTGAATGTGTTTCAAGGCGGCCGTGTTGATGCCGCCCGACGAGTTTGTGGGACGGCTGAGGGATTGGCTGGCGGGGGGAGTGTGGCCGGAGATGGATAGTTATGGGGAGTACGTGGGGGCAGAGGGAGAGGCGTTGGCGTCGCCGTCGCTGCTGGTGAGCTGGGGGGTGGAGCTGGTGACGTGGTTGTGGGGGGATGAGGCGGCGTTAAAGGGGGCGTTGGGTATTGGGTAGCGGATATTAGGTATTGGGTATTCTAGCCCGCTGGGTGCTGGGTTGGGATCGGGTACACCCCCCGGGTGTCCCCCCCGGGATCCCCCCCACCCTATCCCGCTCAGCACCGAGGGGGTTAGAACGGGGTGTTTGCGCGCAAACGTCGCGCGGCGTGCAAACATTAGAACGCAGAGCGGCGGAATGGGCGGATTTCAGGGCACATAATAGGGCATTATGTGAGCAGACCCTAAAGGTCTGACAGACCTTTAGGGTCGAGAGCAGGAGGGCAGGATGAGCAAGCGAAAGGTTGAGCGCGGGAAGGCGTTGGAAGAGTTGGTGAAGGGATCGCTAAATTATACGTTCTACGCGATCCGGCAGGCGTTTCGGACGCAGTTCCCCGATTTGAAATGGGATTATTGGGTGGAGGAGATTTTTGTTGATCACATCATCGTCAAAAATGAGGACCTCCCGGTTGACGAGTATTATTATGTCACCTATGCGCGCGACGGGGACGAATACGTGTTTGCCGACCGAGATGGTTGGGAGATCGTAGAACTGACGTACCAGGTGCAAATGGCAGAGCGCCGGGAGCGGCCGGAGGGGGAGCGATTTACCGAGGCGATGGGGAGCGTGCGGCTGCTGGACGAGGGGAAGGACACGCCAGAGGGGCCGTGGCGCATCAAGGCCGTGGGAGTCACGGCGGACGTAGTGAATGAAAACGGGCGACGTTACCCGGCTCCGGTGCTCGATGCAGCGGTTCAGGAGCTGCGCTCTCATCTGCACGAGAGCGCGGGGCAGGGACGCGCATTACAGTTATATGGCGAATCGGAACATCCCAGCATGAAGGCGGCCCGGCGGCCGTTCCTTCCCGAGGTGGTCGTGAACTGGGACAAGGTGGCGTTCGACGGGCAGCAAATCCTGCTCGAAGGCAACCTGCTGGGAACGGCCAAGGGGAAGGACATCCGGGCGCAGATGGTGGGCGGCGTGGTTCCTGGCGTGAGCCAGCGCGCATACGGCGAGACGCACATTGTAAAAGAGGACGGCCAGCAAATCCAGGAGGCGGATTGGTTGATCATCACGGGCTATGACCTGACGGTTGAACCGAGCGATCCGGTTGCTGGCGTAACTATGTTTGAATCCAAGAAACGTCAGGAGGGCGAGATGGAACTGAATTTGGAGGTTTTGAAGGAGAAATACCCGGAGCTGGTGGCGGCGATTCTCCAGGAGGCGAATGAAAAGAAGCGCCGCGAGCTGGAGGAGGCGCTGGCGCAGAAGGCCGAGGAAGACGCGCACATCAAAAAGCTCGTCGCCGGGCGCGAGGCCGAGTTGCGCAAGGCGCTGGGGCTGGACGAGACGGCGGACCTGGTGCAGGCCGTGGCGGGCCAGAAGGACCGGCTGGTGGAGCTTGAGGAAGCAAACCGGAAGCGCGCGGTGGCCGAGTACATCGAGGCGCAGATCGGGGAGATCAAAAACTACCCCGAGTGGTTGCGCAAACAGATGACCGAGGCGGTGCAGGAGCTGGCTCCGCAGACTGTCGAGGAAGCGAAAAAGGTCATCCTGGCCAAGCGCAAGGAATACGACGGGATCATGGCCCGGGTGGAACTGGCGGCGCAGGGGCATCCGTCTGGTCTCCAGGTGCTGGGGCCGGTGTTGGAGCGGGAGACGGGTGTGCCAGCATACGCGGCGGCGTCGTGGCAGTTGCAGGAATCCATGCGGCGCAGCGGGATGGTGCGGACCTGGGACGCCAGGAAACCGGCCAACGTGAACGAAATGTTTGCCAAGTTGTACCTGGAGCGGTTCGACAAGGTCTACCAGGCGCATCTGGCCCGCGAACAGCGGGAATACGAGGAAGCGGAGCAGGCTAGTGACCTGAATCTGCCATACTCTGTGAGCCGGGCGGTGGTGGCCGAGGCGTTTCCTATGCTGGTGGCCACCAGCATTTTTGACTTTGGCACGACGGACCAGGGTACGTTTCGATTGTATTACGAAACCTACGCGGGCGAGTCGGGCTATACAGGGACGGTGACGGACGAGGCCGTGACGGCGGATCACGACGACTGGGTGGCGTTGGATTACAAGCGCGCCACGCCGGGGACGGTGGTGGTAACGAACTCGGGCGGGACCGTGACCTACACCGAGGGCAGTGATTACGTGGTGGATTACGCCAACGGGCAAATTATGGCTCTTTCGACCGGCAGTATCACCAACGCGCAGTCGCTCTTGGTGGATTACCAATACACGGCGATCCGCAAGGGCGAAATGGCGGCCATCGAGCGCGGGAAACTGACGTTGAGCTACCAGGTGGTGGACGCGGCGGCGGATCGGCTGGCGACGCAGATCAGCAGCGAGGCCATTGTGTTCAGCCGCAGCCAGATCGGCTGGGACGCGGTGGCGCGGACGCTATCCAGCCTGGTGCGGCAGGTGCAGCGCAAGATTGACCAGGGCATCTTGTACCTGGCCCTGGCCTCGGCGTTGCGCGTGGCGAACAACAGCGGCGGGACCTGGGATAGCGCGAACGACACCCTGGACGACCTGGTGCAGCTTCTGGGTCTGGCCAAGGTCAAAATCTACAATCGGTTCTATGAGCCGACATCATTCGTGATCAGCGCGACGAACGCGGATCGGTTGAGCAACTGGAGCGGGTTCAAGCGGGACGGGTTCCCGGACGCGGTCCTGAACGCCAACGGGTTTGTGGGGCGCGTGAAAGGGTTGCCGGTGTTCCAGAGCACCGAGTTCAGCGACAGCTACGTTTTGCCGGTGAACCGGGAGCTGGTCATGCACCGCGTGTTCCAGCCGATGGTCATCAAGGGGCCGTATCCGTCCTACGACGTGAGCGGCGGGACCTCGAAGATCGTGGCGGCGGATCAGTATTACGCCGAGGAATACAACGTGAGCGCGGCTCCTGTGCCTGAGAAGGGCGCGTACATCGCGGTGATCTAGTTTTACAAGCGCGGGGGCGGGGTGGCCTCGCCCCCTGTTGTTCCTTCCTTCGGCAAGCTCAGGATGAGACGCGGAGGGGCAGGACGGATTTTTGGGAGGTAGGAAGGTGAAATCGAAAATCAGGTTGTTGACGACGGTGGTTTTGAGCGCGATGCTGGCGCTGGTGTTGATCGGGGCGCTGGTGGCGTCGTCGCCGACGGCGAGGGCAGAGCCGGGAGCGCCGGAGCCGGGGACGGTGGCCGGGATACGGACGTTCGAGTTTTATCCGGCGACATACGTCAGTGGGGCGAGTGGGACGGCGTATTCGTCCAGTCCTCGATATTACTATGGCCAAGACATGACCTATTCGAGGAATTGGCACAGCGCGGACGTGTTTGTGACGGCGGACGTGAGCGGAACGGCCGCGGTTACGGTGACGGCGCAGTATAGCCCGGACGCGACGAACTGGACGGACGCAGAGTTTTTAAGCGAGGGCTGGGTGTTGCCGTTGACATACGAATCTACTGTCACGAACACCGCGACTATAACGAATAGCAGCGGGGTCACGAGTACGACGACGTCCACCTCGACGATGACGACGACGGCGACGCATTCGTTCAGCGGCTCGACGGCGACGAGGTCCAGCGAGTGGGTGAAATACCAGACAAATCTTTCGACTGACGCCACAGAGTTTTTCCGGCTGCCTTTGGCCGGGGAGTACATGCGGTTCAAGATCGAGTACGCGGCCAGTGTGACCGAGGGTGTTACTGTCACCATCAAGTCCACGTTGCGCAACGATTAGACGAGCGGCGAGTCAGCGAGTCAGCGAATTGGCGAGGGGGGCGGGGTCTCCCCTCGCTTGTGGATATAGACGGAGGACGATATGGTTACGGTGACGTACATTGGAGAGAATCCGTTGCCGGTTTTTGGCCGGTTGATGCTGCCGGGGGAGCGGCGGGAGTTGAATCCGAAGCAGGCGGCCTGGCTGGACGAGGAATACCCGGGGCGGTTCGAGTTTGCTGTGGATGGCGAGGTATTTGTTCAGGCGGTTCCTGACACGTCTGTGGACATAGACGCAACGGACGCGGCGACGCGGCTGGCTCAGGTTGCGGGGATAAAACTGGCCGACGTGGCGGCGGGGCTAGAGCCGGGAAAGCGCGTGGGGAAGCCGGACGTGGATACGTTTTTGAGGGAACACGGATTGGCGGAATGAACGGATAGGGCACGTAAGCGATTATTATGTGATCTGTGGAGAGTGCGTATGGCAACATTAGCAGATGCAGATCGTTTGGCCATCTGGGCGGACGTGATGAGGGACCTCAGCCGGTCTCATATAGAGATTCCTATCAATAACGTGGATTTGCGCTCGTTGATCAATTTCATGGACGTGCAGTTGGAGAGCGCCGAGACCAGTATTTTTACCGCGTTGCCGGCAGGCGAGGGCAAGGCCTGGTTGCTGGCGCATCCTGAACTGGGGCGGGAGTTGTTGGCGCGGATTGAGCGCAAACGACGGGAGACGTTGTAATGGCCAGCGGCGATGCAGTGGTGCAGGTTCTGGAGATCATACCGCCTGGCGCGAACGGGGCGTTGTTCGATTTCCGCGTGGGCGGCAGCACGCCACCGGAGGCGGTGCCAGTTTATGATTTTCCGGCCAACGCGTATGCGTATCTGGATTTCAAATGCAGGTTGAGCGGGTACGATGGCAATGGATTAACGCTGGCTACGCCGTGGTCGGCGTCATCGGCAACGAGTGGACAGGTGCGCTGGGGAGCCGCTATCAGACGTATAGCTGATGACGCGGAGGATATTGATAATTCTCACACATACGATTACAACGAGGTGAGCGACACTGCGCCGAGCGCCAGCGGCGAGGTGAGTTATCCAACGATTACGTTTGCGGATGGCGTGGACATGGACAATTGGGATGATGGGGAGCTGGCTATTGTGCGCGTGTACAGGCATTATGACCACGCAGACGATAACATGAGCGGGGACGCCGAGTTGTGGAATCTGAGTGGAATTGAGAGCTGATGGCGCGGTTGTTTGACGACGCATCGAATGAGTATTTGCGAATAGCAGCATCGCCAGTGGCGGCAGAGCCGTTTGCGGTGGCAGCCTGGGTCAGGCCGGACGATGCAGCACCAGATCAGCAGACAATCCTATCTATTGGCCATGCAATAGGATCCAGGTATTTTTGCTCGGCGTTGGATGGAGCTAGTGGTAAATTGGTTGCATTGGCATACGATGGAGACGCCAGTTCGCTGGCAGTAACATCTACGTCGTTTGCGATTAATACCTGGCAGCACACAGTAGCTATTTTTGCGGACAACGGAGACATCAGAGTATTACTAGATAATGCAGGCAGGGGGATCAACACTGATGTACATTCATCTATGACGAGTAATGCTGTTGCGATTGGTGTGTCTGCGGACAACACGCCATACGGATATATGTCGGGGAGAATTGCAGAGGCCGCCATATACGACCTGAGCCAGTTGCCAGGAGCGACTAATGGAGATAAAGCGGATGAGTTTGAGCGCATTGTTTTGCCGGCGTTGGCGGCGGGGTACTCACCGTTATTTTTTCGATTGGGATTGGTGGCATATTGGCCACTGGTGCGCGATAGAGACCTGGATTGGGTTGGTGGTCATCACTTAACAGCATACAACACTCCTAATGTAGCCGAACATCTGCGGATTATTTATCCGCGTCCGAGGGCGACAATTATGTGGCCATCGGGTCTGACACTGGTGCATGTGATTGGGGAGACGGCGCAGGCGGCAGAGAGCACAGGACGAACGCGAACATTGGCGCGATTACTGACTGAGAGTGTTCAAGAAAGCGAGAGCGCGGCCCGGATACGGACGCTGGCCCGGCTGGTGGCTGAGGCCGTCCAGGGGAGCGAGGGCGTGCTCAGGCCCCGGACGTTGGCCCGGCTCATTGGCGAGACGGCTCAAATTGGGGAAAGCCCCTCGCGGCTGAGGGGCCTGCTCAGAGCAATCGGCGAGACGGTCCAGATTGGGGAGAGCATAGCTAGAATCCGGGGATTGATGCGAGCGGCCAGCGAGACGGTGCAGGCGTCGGAGAGCGTGGCCAGGTTGATGGCGATGACGCGGACCATCGGCGAGACGGTGCAGGGTAGTGAGGGTGTGGTCCGGATACGGGCGCTGGCCCGGCTGATCTCGGAGAGCATCCAGATCAGCGAGGGCGCGGCGAGGGCCAGGGCGCTGGCCAGGGCGATTGGCGAGACGGTGCAGGCCGGGGAAGTGGGCGCTCGATTGAAGGGGATGGTGAGGGCAGTTGGCGAGACCATCCAGATTGGGGAGAGCTTGGCGCAGGTCCGGGGCCTGGTGCGAGCGGCCAGCGAGACGGTGCAATCCTCGGAGAGCGCAGCGAGGCTGATGGCGATGACGCGGACCATCGGCGAGACGGTGCAGGGTAGTGAGGGTGTGGCCCGGATACGGGCGCTGGCTCGGCTGATCTCGGAGAGCATCCAGATCAGCGAGGGCGTGGCGAGGGCCAGGGCGCTGGCCAGGGCGATTGGCGAGACGGTGCAGGCCGGGGAAGTGGGCGCTCGATTGATGGGGATGGTGAGGGCGATTGGCGAGACCATCCAGATTGGGGAGAGCGTGGCCCAGGTCCGGGGACTGGTGCGCGTGGTTGGGGAGATGGTGCAGGTGGTGGGAGGCGTGATCCGGGCGCTGGCCGTGATAGTAGCAGCAGTGCGGCGGGTGGTGGTGGAAAGCGAGAGCCGGCTGTTGAGCGTGAAGGGGGGCAGGATGGTGGTGGTAGATGAGGAAGATAGGACGATTTAGGCGCGTCGTAGGTCGAATGATAATCTGGATAGCATTGTTGATGTCCAGCCGATCAATCAGGCGGATGGCGCGGGCGAAATTGGGACCGGACGCCACGGTAGACACAGCAGAGCAGGTGGTGGCGGTTTTGAGCAGGAATGGAAACGGGGCGCAGCCCTATAAAAGGAGGGTTATTAGATGAACTTTTTACGACTGAAATCGGATGCAGTGGCGCGCTATAAGGCGCGGTGGGGCCAGTATTGGATGGACAGGCTGGTGGAGGAAATTCAGCGGCGGCACCGCGACCAGGTGGCGGTGACGGGGACGGTGCTGGCGGTGTTGCGCGAGCCGAGACTGGGGTTGGAGTTGTGTGTCCCAGGGCTGAACATCGTGACGAACGACGGGGATACGTATTACGCGCAGAGCGCGGCCGGGGAGTCTGTGGACGACGATTTTGATGGGGCCAGCTCGGGCCTGCGACTGGGGGATGATAACACCAGCCCGACCAAAACAGACACGGACGTGACCTCGTTTTTGGCAACATCAGGTCACGCCCTCGACGGTGGATATGAAAAAACGGACGACGACGACAGCGACAATACTGGGGCGGGGGTAGATGTAGTTACGTGGCGGTACTCGTATTTGACGAGCGAGGGCAACGTAGCCGACATCATCGAGGGGGCGGTGGTGGACGACCGCACGACTCCCACGGCGGCGTTGACGCATTTCCTGTTTGCGGCGACGTTCAGCAAAACGAGTTCGGACACGCTCAAGGTTTTTGTGAATCACACGATGAACGGGGTATAGCGTGGACACATTTTACAAGGACCCGAACGCTAACCTGGATTACCAGATTGACTGGTCTTCGTGGCTGGGGAGCGACACGATCAGCAGCAGCGCGTGGACGGTGCAGAGCGGGCTGACGAAAGGGTCCGACTCGAAAACCGACACGACGACGACGGTGTGGTTGAGCGGGGGGACGGCGGGGCAGACGTACCGGGTGACGAACCGGGTGGTCACGGCGGGGGGACGGACGGATGATCGTTCGTTCTGGGTGGTGGTGGAGGAAAAGTAGGGCTGCGTGTTACGTGCTGCGTGTTACGTGCTGCGTGGTGCGTTTGGCAGGGCATATAATAGGGAGTTATGTGTGCTGGCTTTGAGAGCAGGATTTTCGGAATAGGCGGATAGATTATGAGTGTTAGCCTGGCGGACCTGGTGGCGCGGCTGGAGGAGGATGTGCCAGCGCGGAATAGCGTGCCGACGGATCGGCAGTACCAGCGGTGCGTGAAGGATGCGGCGGCGGATTATAGCCGGCGGCGGTCGTTGCGGAAGCTGACGACGTTGAGCGTGGTTCGTGGGACGGCGGAATACGAGTTGCCGGACGATTTCCTGAAGGTGCTGTTGCTGGAGTCGTTGTCGTCACCGGATGGGGTGCTGGTGTCGGCGGCGGGGCTGATCCCGCTGGATGCGACGTATAAAGAGCGGTTTTACGTCGTGGGGACGACGCTGACGCTGGACCCGACGCCGACGTACACGCTGGACCGGGATTTGTGGTATGCGGCGGGGTACGTGTTGGACGCTGACAGCGTGTACCAGGATATGGGCGAGGCCGAGGCGGGGGTGGTGTTGTTGAAAGCGGCGGCGCTGGCGCTGACGAGGCAGGCGAACAAGGCGGCGCAGGAGGCCTGGCAGTACGCGGTGGGGGATGAGCGGGTGAACAAGGAGCGGCTGGCGGAGGCGCTGCGCAAGCAGGCAGAGGCGAGCGAGGCGCAGTATTTGCGCGAGACGGCGGCGGAGACGGGGCCGGTGGGGATGAGGGCGCGGTATGACGCGCTGGGGTATTGAGTAATACGTAAAGCGTAAAGGAGGGCGACGTGAATAATCCGATTGGAGAGGGGGGGCTGACTGAACTCATTGGGGTGGATGAGCAGGTTGCTCAGAACAAGTTTGGGGGGAGCGTGGGGGTAACGCTGGACGCGACGTTGAAACGGTCGGGGGAGATCGTGAGCCTGGCGTTGTATAGCACGGGCGGGGGAATTTTGACGCCGGCGGGGAAGCTGCTAGTGCTGGACGCGGACCCGGCCGTGGCGGTGGGCGACGCGGCGCTGGCGGCGGCGGAATGGGCGACTGTGTTGGGCGTGGTGGCGGTGGCGGCGGGGGACTGGGTGGCGGACGCGGCGGGGGCGGCCGTGTTCAAGGCGGACGTGGGGCTGGCGTTTCACGCGGTGCAGTCGTTGTATTTCGTGTGGCTGCACCAGGACGCGACGACGTTTAATAGCGACGCGGGGGATGATGAGTTGTTGCAACTCAATTTTTGGTACCGTAGGGATAGTTAGTTTTTTGGAAGCCGCATCGGGGATGCTCACTCCGCTTTAAGAGAAATAAGGAGTAGGGAGTATGGGGTTGATTGGGAGCGATGATTTGGCGCAGATGGCGGCGGATTTGGCCGAGGTGCGCGGCGATAATGAGGTGAGTGTGATCATCCGGCGAGGGGGGAGCACGCTGGCGGCGCAGAGCGTGCGCGTGGCGCGGACGGGGGGGCAGGGGATGGAGCGGGATAGCGAGGGAGCGCAGCAGGCGACGGGGCGGGTGGTGGTGCTGGGGGCGACGACGCTGGACATAGAAGCCCAGGATAGGTTTAGCGTGGCGGGAGTGTTGTACGAGGTGGTGCTGGTGCGGCCGAATAGGACGGCGGCGACGGTGGCCGAGGCGCGGTTGGTAGAATAGGTATTGGATATTAGGTATTGGGGATTATGAGTGTTCGATGGGTCAGGCCGCCGAGTGAATTGGAGAAAGCAATTGAGCAATACGCGGATAGGGTGCTGACGGCGGTCACGGCTGTTGCTGAGTATTCGGCGACGACGATGCAGAACGAGGCGCGGCGGAACGCGAGGTGGACGGATAGGACGGGGAACGCGCGCGGCGGGTTGTTTGGGTTGGCGGTTCGAGATGGGAAAGTGATCAAGATTGTGTTGGGACACACTATGTATTATGGATTGTATCTCGAAACGAGCTATGGGCAAAAATACGCGATCATCATGACGACGATTGAGGCGCATTTGCCGGAGTTGGAGCGGATGTTGCGGGATTTGTTGAGTGGGTGAGTCGTTGGGTGGGCGGGCGCTCCCGCTGGGGAGTGGGGAGCGCCCGCCCACCGAGGGGCTGACTCATTGCAGGCGGGCGGCGTTGAGGTCGGCGAGGTTTTTGATGAGGACGGCCAGGAGCAGGGCAGGTAATCACCTATTATGTGTCCTGGCTTTCGACAGGCTCAGGATGAGAGCAGGATTTTCGGAATGGGCGGATGAGGGGATAGGGGAATGAATTATTTTTTGAGCCATCACCTGGACCGGGATGGGTATGGGTACGCGGGGTTGAAGATTCTCCAGGCGCTGGGGCGAGTGGCGCGGGGCGAGTGGCGGGGGGTGGATATGTGCGCGGATGGGGGGCGGGCAAGGCCGGGGGAGCGGGAATGGGTAGTGGAGAGGACGGCGGTGGTGATGACGACGCCGGAGTGGTGGCCGGACGTGCGAGCGGAGAGGTTGATTGGGTTCACGATGTTCGAGAGCACACGGATGCCGGAGAAACGGGTGGAGCTGATCAACGAGCACGCGGCGGCGTGCCTGGTTCCGTGCGAGTGGTGCAGGCGCGTGTTCGAGGAACAGGGGGTGAGGGTTCCTGTGCGCGTGGCGCGGTGGGGCGTGGACCAGGCTGATTATTGGTTCCTGGACCGGAGCGACCACGAGGGGCCGTATACGTTTTTGTGGAGCGGGACGCCGGATTTCCGCAAGGGGTGGGACCTGGTGTACAAGGCGTTCTGGGCGGCGTTCGGGGGGAGCGACGCGGCGCGGCTGGTGCTGCATTTCCGGGAGATGCCGAGGGGGGTGCGCGGGGTGGGCGACCGCAACGTGCGGTTCGTGGTGGGATACCTGGGACGGCGGGAGATGCGGCGGTTGTTCCAGGATGCGGATTGTTTTGTGTTCCCCAGCCGGGGCGAGGGGTGGGGCCTCCCACCCAGGGAGGCGGCGGCGACGGGGCTGCCGGTGATTGCGACGGAGTGGGGCGGGCTGGCGGAGGAGATTTCGGATTGGGCGGTGTGCCCGCTGCGGGTGCGCGAGTTGCGGCCGGCGGCGTTTGGGTTTTGGAACGCGGGGGAGATCGGGGAGTGGGCGGAGCCGGAGTTTGAGCATCTGGTGACGTTGATGAGATGGTGTGCGGAGAATCGGGAGGCGGCGGTGAAAATGGGGGAGATGAAGGCAACGTGGATGGCGAGCGAGGGGACGTGGGAGAGGACGGCGAGGGGGATTAGAGATTGGGTATTGGGTATTGGTCCTTCGACAAGCTCAGGATGAAATGAGATGAAATTGTTGCTGGGGTGTGGGGATGAGAATAGGGGTAAGGACTGGGTACACGTGGACCGGGTGGGGCTGGGGCACGTGGACGTGGTGTGGGATTTGAACGTCAGGCCGTGGCCGTTTGAGGAGGGGGATGTTGAGCGGATAGAGGCGGTTGACGTGTTGGAACACCTCGACGACACGGTGGGGTTTTTTGACGAGTGCTGGCGGGTGCTGAGGCCGGGGGGGCGGCTGGTGGTGCAGACGGTGCATTATGCCAGCGAGAATTGTTGGCGAGACCCGACGCATCGGCGGGGGTATCACCCGGATATGTTTTATTATTTTGATCCGTCGTCGCCGTGGTGGCAGACATTTGGGAAATTGTACACAGAACGGACGTGGCGGGTGTTGCGGGTGGTGCATTTGGTTGAGGATGGAAATATTTGGGCGGAGATGGAGCCGTTGAAGGAAGTGGGGAGTAGGGAAGTAGGGAGTAGGGAGTAGGGGAGTATGCGGGACGCGATTTTTGACGTGTTGGATGGGGATGTGACGCTGGGGGCGACGCTGACGGGTGGGGTCTACACGGGTGTAGAGATCAGCCGCCAGGGGACGCCGGGGGCGTTTGACGCGAACGGGGAGATCGAGCCTTGCGGGTTGTTGCGGTTTTCGACGGAGACGCCGATTGGGCCGCACGATCACAGCGCGCGGTTGTTTTTTAGCGTGATGTTTTACGAGCGGGCGGGGTACACGAGCATCGAGGCGGCGCGGGCCAGGGTGTACGCGCTGTTGCATCGGCAGCGGGTGACGCCGGGGAGCGGGGGGTGCTGGGAGATCCGGCATAGCGACGACGTGCTGGATGTGGAGGACGAGGCGCTGGGGTGCAAGCTGGCGATTAGCCGGTTTTACGCGGTGGTGAATCGCGGATAGGGCGTTTTTTGCGAGACCCGCATCGGGGATGCTTGCTCCTCATAGAGCATCGGGGATGCTGGCTCCTCATAGAGAGAGGTAGGGAATATGAGAATCAGGTATGTTGGTCCTGGAGAACGGATTTGGGGGAAGCATGTTTGGAACGTGACTGTCGGGATGGCGCAGGAGATTGACGACTTGGACGCGGTGGTGGATTTGTTGACGTATCCCAGGGAGCAGTTTGTGGTGGACGGGGACGAGCCGCTGTTGCTGGTGGATGGGATAGAGGCGCGGACGGCGGCGATGCTGGCGTTAGAGGGAATTGGGGACTTGGAGGCGCTGGCGGCGCTGGATAGGGAGGGGGTTGAGAAGTTGAGCGGGGCGATCTGGGTCAGCAAGCGGCAGATCGCGGGTTGGGTTCGGCAGGCCAGGAAGCTCCTGGACCTGATCGTCGAGACGGGCCAGGACGAGGCTGGTCCGGCGAGCACACAGGAACCAGGTGGTAGCCCTGGGACTGAATAGTTAGGAGGTTGGATATGTCTGGTTATGGTGACAAGCCGTTTGGATTGAGAGACGTAAAATTTACGGATATCACGGGCAGCACGCAGGTAGACCTGCCGGTGGCGCGGACGCTTTCACTCAAGGAGCGACTGCGCACGGGGGAGTTGAGCGGCGATGACCAACTCCAGGCCGTGGTGGCGTTTTCCGAAGCGGTGGAGTGGAGCCTGGAGGAGGGCGGCATTTCGTTGGAGGCATACGCGCTGATCACCGGCCGCACGGTGAGCACGGCGGGCAGCTCGCCGAGCGAGACGACGACGCTAACGGTGGACGGGGCGGAGACGTTCCCGTATTTCAAAATCTACGGAAAGAGCATCGGCGACGGCGACGATGACGTTCACGTCAAATTGTTCAAGGCGAAGGTTACGGGGGGCCTGGAAGGAACGTTGCAGGATGGTAGCTTTTTCGTGACCAAATGCTCCGGGATCGCGGTGGACGACGGCGTGAACGGTATCATGGACATCGTGCAGAACGAGACGGCGGACGATTTGCCGGCGACGTAGTGCGTGTTGTGTGATGCGTGTTGCGTGATACGTGTTGCGTGATTACGTGTTGCAACGAAAGGGGAAAGTGTTATGGACGAAAAGTATGTGCTGGGGGTGGAGGAATGGCGGCGGCGGCGGCAGGAGGGGGAGCTGGTGACGTTGCCGAGTGGGATGGTGGCGCGGCTGCGGCGGATCCACATCCTGGACCTGGTGGAGCAGGGGGAGATACCGGCTTCGCTGGCGACGCTGGCAAGCGAGCTGGTAAGCGCGAGCCGGACGAACTTGAACGCGGGGGCGATGAAGCGGTACGGGCAGATCGTCAACCGGGTGGTGCGGGCGGCGATGGTGGAGCCGCGCGTGGGGGATGAGCCAACGAAGGAGCAACTGGCGGTGGACGAGTTGGAAATGCTGGACAGGCTGGCAATTTTCAACTATGGCAACGTATCCACGCGCTCGTTGCGGCTTTTTCGTCCGGAGCAAAAGGAATCTGTGGAGTCTGCATAATCTGGCGGCGGCGTATGGTCAGCGGCCCTCGGCGATCTTGGAGATTGAGGATAGCTGGGCGGCGTACCAGTTGGACCTGGCGTGTTTGACGGTGGGGCGCTGGGTGGAGAACCGGCTGGCGCGGCGGGATAAAAAGGGCCGCCCAGTGTTCACGCTGGAAATGTTGCTGCACCAGGATGATGGCGAGGGCCAGCCTGGCGGCGGGGCGTTCAGGTCGCTGGCGGGGATGGTGCGGCGGAAGGCGCGGATTGATAGGAGCGGTGTTTGGTAGTGTTTGCGCGCAACGTTTGCGTGCAAACATTATCAGCCGGAGAGCCGGACCCTTGAGGTCTATCAGACCTCAAGGGTCTAGGAGTGTAGCGATGACGAGGATCAGGTACGTTGGCGGGGAGAGGCAGGCCGAGGTGCTGGTGCATACCAAGGGGCAGGGGTGGAGGGTGTACCAGTGGAATGCGGGGAATGGGTTTGTGGTGGACGTGGACGATGAGGAACTGGTGATGGAGTTTTTGGAAGAGCCGGATCAGTTTGCGCGAGCGGACGCGCCATTTATAGACCCTTGAGGTCTGGGAGACCTCAAGGGTCTGCTCATATAACCTGTTGTTATGTGTACTGGATATTGGGGATTAGGGATTGGGAATGTCACATGTGGAGTGAGAGTAGATGGCTGTTGAGCTAGGGTCGGCTTATGGACAGATAATCCTGGATGCCAGTGGAGTGCAACAGGGGGCGGGGCAGGCCAAGGGGGCGCTGGGGGGGTTGCAGGGCACGCTGGCGGGCGTGGGAGAGACGCTTACCAAGCGCGTGACGTTGCCGCTGGTGGGGGTGGGGGTGGCGGCGGCGAAGGTGGCCGGGGATTTTGAGGCCCAGATGGCGACGTTGAGCGTAGCAGCACGTGGGTCAAGCGTGTCGCTGGAAACGTTGCGCGAGGCCGCGTTAAAGACAGGCGCGGACACATC